ATGAAATTAAATAAAACCGTCATCGTAGCTGCAATCTCTCTGGGGCTTACAGGGTGCGCTAAAATATTACCTCTTGATTACAAAGACTACACTGGAAGCGATGCTGCGACGTTGTATGTACTTAACAAGGAGGGAAATGTAGGCACCATCTATCTAGGTTCTTACACGTTCAACAACCAAAGCAATTGCTACGATATGTCTGATCGCTATGAACTTGACTCAAATATCTTTCAAGCTAAGGGTAATGTAGTTGTTAGTAAGATAAAACCCAATGTCCTATACTCTGTTTCGCAGATCAAAAATCAAGGGGGAGGATATATTCGAAACTCCCATTCGTCACTCATTCCGGAAGCAGGGAAGTATTATTATATCGCCTCGGGAAGCCAAGCCATTCAGGTCCCTGCAGACTTCATCCCGGACGCATCAGTAAACCCCGATGATGTAATCAAAAATCATGCGAAGAACCCAGTTAAGTATTGGAATGTAAAAAATATTTGCACCCGTCCATTCTGGAAAATTGGTTAATTCATAGAGTTGTGCCCTCAAGATGGGACCACTTTTGCGTTGACAATTCAAGCCATCTATAAGTGCGGCAACATTGTCTTGCTCAAAGATTTATAAATTAGGGAGTTTTTCCAAACTCCCTTTAAATTTTACTTATTAAAGTACGGATTCACCCTTTCCACCGCCTGCTGTACCAGTTTATTTCTGGTTGCCATCAGTCGGTCAATTTTTTCTCTTTTCTGATCCGCCGTGAGTATCCGGTCCCGCCTCATCATTTCAATCTGGGCATTCAGTGCTTTCACTTGTTTCTGAGTCGCTGTTAGCCCCTGACGCTGCGATAATTTCCCTCTATTTTCCTCTATCAATTCATTGACATCATCGCCACGCCCCTGCTTACGGAAGCTGTTAATAGTGCTGTTTATCTGATTGGCTTCAGTCATCATGCGGTAAAAATCTTCGGTGAACTGGGTAGATTTGGCCGGATCGGAGCCACGGAAGAAGGATTTAATCACCGGCATTTCATCTAGGCGCATGGCCGGAGTTTCGCCGTAGTCTTTCAGGTTACGCATCAGCTGATTGGTAGCGCCCATCACATAGCTGCCTAAGCTGCCAGTGTAGCCCATCACAATATGATCCAGCATCTTCGGTGACATATTGGTAGCCTCACCCACTTCGCGCATCAGCAGGCTGGTCTGGTCGTTATAACGGGCTCCGGCCATCAAATTGCTGTCGGCCATGTTCTCAATCGGCCCACCTTTGAAGAAATCATAGTTAACATAAGCCTCAGCAATCGGCATGGCGACTTGTGGGATCGGGTTGAATGCCATGGTTTCCATAAAGTTATGCGCCACCAGCTTGCCAAATTTAGCCGCGCTATCTTTACCGCCTAGCGCACGGACAAATCGCTCCGGCAAGGTGCCAAACATCAAGCCGATTTCGAACGGTTTTGGGAAACGGATATGCTGGTCACCAATCCAGACATGCCAATAGGTGTCTTTATCCCAGTCTTGTAGCTCTTCATAGCGTTTATCGTCCCAATTCAGGGCCATCAGTGCCAGTGAGGCAGCCGTAATCATGCCGCCGCGCTTCAGCACCTCACGCGGATTCTCTTTGATACCTCGGCCTAATTTACTCAACCCTTGCATGCGGGCATTGAAGAACGGCAGCATATCACTCAGGTTTATCATGATATTGCTGGCCCCCATCATGCTGAAGTCCATCAAGTCACGCGATTCAAATGCCGCCTGCGCTTTACTTTTCCCTGATTTAATTGCCGCTTCATAAGTGGCCAGTCGGTTAGCGTTTTCTGCTGCTTCACTGAGATTTTTGTATTTATGTAATCCCTGCTCGACCTTGCCCATCACCTCTTTGCTGTTGCGGACAATGGAAGATTCAAACTCTTGTATTTGGCTATCGTTGTAGCCTTTACGCCGCAGCACGCTACGAATGGTTTTAGCGGTCGAAGCCGGATCATAAACATTCGAATAACCGCCACCAAAAGTGGCACCGGCAAACATCATATCCACCAGGCTATCATCAGTGCGTAATGCTTTTTTAAATCCGGCCCATGAAGCGGTAACCGGCTTAAAACCATCTTTGTTAATGGCCCATGAATGGATAGAATCGCGCATAAAGTTACGAATGATAAAATCAGGCATCGATGTGGTGCTGACGGTCAGCACCTTTTTAGCCGTGCGTGCTGCCTTCATAAAGGTGGAATTACTACGCTCAAGGTCAATCATGGTAAAGGCACGATACGGCACCCCAATCAAAACCAGTGTTAGCATTCTCACCTGGCTGTCGGATATTAAGCGCTTCTCGATTGTTGTTGGTAGTTTGTTGTTCTGGACGTTGCTGCTTTGGGTCGTAAGTCATTTGGCGCTCCAAATTTCAGACGTAAAAAAAGCCTCGTTGTGAGGCTGTTCGATAGTATTAATAAGATCCGGCTGCGAGAGGACTTTAATACGTTCATATTCAAGATTAAGTCTGTGTTTTTCCTTCTTTCGCGCATTCATCAATCGACTACCGATAGTCCCCTTAACCTTCGAAACATTTTCTTTTATGGCAAATAGATGCTGTGCTTGTTCACCAATTGCACGACGATGCTTTAGTTGCTCTGCCATCCAGTTGAAAGCATTGATATACGCCTCTTTAATCGCCGTTGCAGGTTTACCGGTAAATCCCATAATCAGCATCATACAGCCATCACGAGTTATATTAAACATCGGCTTCATATCGCTATTTTTATCAATGAAATCAGTGGGCGCGAAATTGCGCTGGGTAAAATCATCGGAACATTTCAGGTTTCGAATTGCCCTTAGAACATCTTTGTGACGCTTGCTAAAGCATTGAGCAACCTTAAGTGAGGTGGTTATCACTTTGTTCTCTGACATATCCACCATGTCTCGAAAATCAAATTGTGGGATGACGACCATTTGTTTGTTCATCGGTACTCCTTTATTAGAAATGAACCTTTGGCGCATAGGAAACCAGCCCATCGAGGCGTACCAACCGTACTGGCTCCTCAAAGGCTCATTTCTAATCAGGTTCGATGGTTTGAGGCACATGCGTTGTGCCGAGGAAAATGGGAATAAAAAAGCCCCGGCAAGCGAACCTGTCGAGGCTAGATTTCGTGCATAAAAAAACCGAAGGGCTATTTAAAGCTCACTTCGGCATCTTTGGGTAATTTAGCGCGTTCTGTTTGGCTAAGCAATATTATAGATTGCAGTTGTCTCGTACTACAATTGACAATACAGACTCCAATATCTTATAGCCTCAATTAAAATTACTTTAATCAATAGTATTATATATTGCCTCGGATGTTTCTATTATTCTTCCATCAGGGTATATGCCTTTTATTTTACAAGATAACGGGTTACCATGTAAATCTCTCGTACAATTTCTTGTTGTTGAAACTTCAAGTTTGTCATTCATGTAACTCTTCGTTTCATAGTTAAATGGATTTATTGCTTTAGCATTAAATTCAGTCACTATTTTATACACAATATTTTTTCATAACTTACATCTAAAATAGGATATCCACTTTCGTCATACTCGTAATGTTTTCTTATTTTTCCACTTTCTGATATTTTAACATCTGTTACAAACCCTTTATTATTCAGTAGTGTTTTAATATCTCCATTCATAGTTTGCGTAACATTGCATTTTTCATTCAAAATTAATTTTTTTCTTTGGTATTACTATCAATATAAAAATTGCCATCTTTCACGTAATCCGTATCTATTTCCAACACAGCAGTACGTGCCTTTATTGAAGTAAAACAACCCTTATCATCAATATTTGCATGAACTTCAGAAACAACATTCCCATTAGCATCCAGCATTTTTTGACTGAGTGATTTCACTGGTCCGTGTAATGGATCTAGCCCAAATATATTTGAGATACTTGCAACGTTCGGCGTAAAAGATAAAGGTTCATCATTCCTATCACACGCACATAATACAAAAGTCAGGGTGCAGACACTTAGAATCCGTTTCACTATGCACTATTCCTTATAATAAGTAGCTGATTACATAATATCAGGAGTCTCTAAGAATAATAAGAAACATATTTATTACTTTGCCGCTCGACTATAAACCTCTCGTAACTGCTGGGCAGTAAAGCTATCACCAGAAGTGGAGGTTTCCTGAGTGGTACTGCTTATAGCCCTCTGCTGCTTCCCCTCCCCTTTTTTCTGTTTCCATGCCATAAAGACCTGCTGATCCTGTGGGTTATTCAGATCAGGGGCTTCACCAAATTCTTTTTGGTACTCCCCCGCAAATGCTTCCAATTCAGCTGGGTCAATGCCGGATTGATTCTGAGAACCACGGCTCCCACCAACACCATAGAGTTCAGAAGCTTGCTGACGGCGTTGCTCAGAGTTGCTCTTAATTTCCTGTTTTGCGGTGGCCAGTTGCTTCTCATCCATCATCGCGCCATCTTTATTTAGCGCGGCCAGCTGCTTACCTTCATCCTTGCTGATATCCAGCAGCTCTTTGCGATAGCCCTCACTTTCCTGACGCATGGCGGCTTTATCTGGTGGGTTAACCATATTGCCAATAAACTTGGCTCGGTCTGGCTGGTTAAGTTGCCCTACCATCTGGCTGTAACCCCTTACCTTATTCATAAACTCATCAATAGGGATTTTCGCTACCTGGTTATCATTCACATCAGCGGAACCGAATTGAGTCATAGGTTTGTTGGCAGTTGAACCATCGCTATAAGTGACTTTCAGTCCGGGAATAACAAACTTGCCATCTTCACTGATACCAATATGGGCCAGCTCTTTGCTCTTAATTTTCTTCCCTGACTCCGGATCGACTTCATCAATATTGCGCTCAATATAAGGGGCCAGCACAGTATTCATTGTCTTTAATACTTTCGGATCGTTGTAGTTCATTTCCCCCGAAAGCACCTTCGGCATAATCTGGTTAATTTCTATGACGTTATCAATTGCTCCCTGACCAAAGAAGCGGGACGGATGTAGCGGATTATCCTTTGAAATTTGCCCATACAATTGAGGGTCAACCTGCCCAGTGGTTTCAATCTGTTTGTAGAGCGCTTGGACAACTGGCATTTCTTCTTGCATACGCTGCTGGCGTTCAGCCTGAGAACGTTGGAAGTTAAATTCACTCTTCCTCATGTTGAGTTCCTGCGCCCGCATGCCTAAGCTGGCATTTGCTGTACGTTGGTTGGCCTGCGCCAAACCATAGTTCTTATTCCACTGTTCATCACCTACGCTATCGCGTTGCGACTTGTATTGGTGGTCACGGTTGTCAGTCTCTTTACGCCAATCAATCTGTTCTTTCGCCAGACCATAGCTACGGTCAGAGTCTTTAATCTGTTGCTGCTGAGCAGCATCTCGCAGTCCGAGTTCGCGGTTGCGACTGATCGCCTGATCTGCCGTGTTGAAACCCGCCAGAAAGCCGTCCGCTAAACCTTGTACGCCCATGATAATTATCCTTTAGAAGAAACTACTGGCCAGCAAACCCACTGCGGCACCAATACCCATACCAATCGGCCCGCCCGCAGCACCATAGGTGGCACCCACCGCCATGCCAGTACCGGCCCCGACGCCAATCATGCTCATTTGGCTCTGTTTTTGCTGGGATTTGAGTTGTTCATTTGCAGACTCACGCTGCATCTCACGGTTAGAAGCATCACTAAGCCCTTGCATGGCCTGCTGCCGGGTCTCTCGGGCAGCATCAATCAGTCCGTATCCCATTAGTTACTTCCTCCGCCAATACTCATTTGCTCACGCAGGCTGGCACTACCACCAGTTAAAATATTCATCTGTCGGTCCTGCTCTGCTTCACGGATCCCATTTTTTGCACCCGCAGTGGCCAGTGCTGAACGTAACCCCAAACTGTTATCGTTCGGGTTTGCCGTCTGAGTTGTACCGTAACGTGCTAACTGATTTTGTGTACCCAACTGAGCAGAACGCAAACTGTTGGCAGAGCTGTCACTGACGCGGGTTAATTGCTGGTTCATCAACTCACCGCTGGTAGCCAGCCCCATTAGCTCTTTTTGCTTCGGATAGAAGCGCGTAAGCCAGTCGTTATACTGGTCACGGATTAGGTTGGCATAGGTATCAGATGCTTGTCCCATCGCTATCTCCTGTCATTAGTTGCCGCCAAATACACCGGTTGACCGACTACCGGATGCCGTTGCGTCTTTCAACCCATAACTGCGGGCAGCCAATCCACCCGCAGCCCCCACCAATTGCCCAACAGCCTGACGGTCACTCAGTGATCTTTGCGCGTCACTCGTGGCCTTGTTTAAGCTCTGACTGGCAATGTTGCTATAACCTGACAGCGCATCAGCTTTCTGACCGGCCCCCATTGCCACCACATCCTGTAACCCGGCGACATATTTATCCTGTTGTGAGGTTTGCGCCCGGTTGGTCGTGTCGATTTGCCCGGCTACCTGGTCACTTTGCAACGTTTGCAGTGTCCCCTGGAATTTACCGCTACTCGGATCAACACCACCCGCAGACAGTTCAGTAGCCGCCTGTTGGCGTGCCTTACCAAACTCCTGTTGGTAGCCGACAATTAAAAAGAGGTGATGTGCATGATGGAAAACTGTGGGTAATACAGGGTAAGACCGGCAATCAAATTGCTATCTCACTCTCACTACGACTGGAAATAATGAATACCACTGTTGGTGAGGTTATTGAACAGTGTCTGAATAATTGTAAGAGTGAATATCTTATTAGTTCTGCCAGTAAAAAGTCTGGTCGCGAACCGGGCGCATTAAATGCCGACTCACTCACTAAAGCATTTGTTAAAGCATTGAAGGCTACCGATCTAGTTTATGAAATATCCCCTCCCAGCTTTCATGAAATTCGCAGCCTGGCCTCACGGCTCTATGAGGCAGAATACAGTAAAGAATTTGCTCAGAAATTACTCGGCCACAAGTCGATGAAAATGACGAATGTATACCTTGATTCACGTAAAAATGAGTGGGTAGAAATTTAGGCCGGATATAGGATTTCGTGGAGATTTCGGGATCTTAAAAATAAAATCATATAAATCAACATATTAAAAAAAGACCGAATACGATTCCTATTTCAGATTTATAAGTGTTTTTCTCTTTTAAATCATGAGATTATATTAACTCCTCTTCAGAAAACACTTTTCATTACGTTACTTCCCTAGCCTTTAAATTCATATAGTTAACAGCTAATTCGTAACCATTCGTAAAAATTTCGATACGTTTAATGCGTTCGTGTTGTGTTCTGTAGCAAGATACGATTAAGCCTGACTGTCAGCTATGAGCGAGGAGCGGACGTTTGGCTTGCAACCAAAGCAATTGTGAGCTTATCAACGAGCTGCACATAAAGGCACATCGAGTTCATTATGCACAGGCTCTATCTTTCGGCACAGACTATCGTGTTAATCTCCTAAGCCAAGTATCCCAAGATTCAATACGGATAGGCGGAGTTGAATGAATTTCATAGTCATGGCGTTTTTTACTTTCTTCTAAATCATTTACTGTTCGCCCCCCAATGACAATAGAACGAACGTATACATCTTTATTTGGATCTACTTGTTTACAAGATTTGGGTCCGACGAATGCATTATGGATTAAATCACCTGATAAAACTTTCATTCGTTTTTCATGAGCATCTTTCCGAAACGATTCATAATCCCTATAGACTAGACCAAGCCTTTTTTCGATCTGCTCTGCGGCATCTCTAACTTTATGGTTAAATGAACCGTAGTTATTCGCATTAACTAAGTTAAAGTTAGCCCCTTTCACTTCAATTAGGATGATATCCATACGCGACCTGCCTGTGAAAATTACAAAATCTACTGATCCGTCAGCTAATGGATATTCGGAAAAGCAAATATATTCATTACCACCGACGTAAGCCTCGGCAATTAAAGACAAATCACTTTTTATAACTCGCTGAATTTCTTGTTCCTTTGCACCTGACTCAATTAGCTGAGCAATTGAAGACTTGGGAATCATAGAGTTTAATATTTCGCACTTACGAGAAATGAATTCTGGTGAAGGTATATAACTTGAATCTATAAAAGGATCTCGAGCGTACCTTATTTTATCAGCTTTCTCATATATCCTCCCATTATTTATGCTGCGTTCAGAAAGCTCATCTTCATCACAACCGAGTAAGTCTAACACTTTTTCTCTTGATATTGAGATCCACTCTGTTTTTGGGTTTATGTTCACTATATCAAACGTATCAAGCTTATGTGAGTTTCTTTCGTAGTGCTCTATGAAAATGGCTGGTTGTGTAACTACCCCATGTTCATAGACTGAACTTATTATTTTTTCTACTGCATTGGTTACTGACTGTCCATCGTTTAATGCATCTAAGTCGGTTAAAAGCACAATAATATCTTTTTTGTTTATGTAACATCTGACTCTGCAAATTCCACCAACTCCTGAAGTTCGGTTATTGCCAAAATCGTGAACTAAATCTAAAATTTTCAATTTAAAAATATCCTTATGCTCTTTGAAATTGGCTTTTAATTTAAGCTAGACGAACTCACGTTTCAACTTCATGCTTGTATGAACTAAACAACATCCGCTTCTGGCACCAAGTTGCCGAAGGAAAGGCAGAAGGGTCAGCTATGAGCGAAGAGCGGACATTTCACTTCTGACGACTCAGTAAAAACATTGAAATAATCATACATTCGTCAACGCTCTCACCACCGTAACAACTGCTGAGGATCAGCCCGCAAATACATCAGAAGTGGTATTAAACGAACAGTGTTGAATACCAATCAGTTTTTCAGACGCAAATCTCATTCTTACCGTACATTTTGAGTGGATTATCGTAGGCCCTCAGACCCTATATCCTGCATTTTAAGCGCGTTGTCGGCAAGGCTGGTCTCAGTCAGCAAGAGATGTAATGAGTGCCTCTGTTTCATCTAGCAGCAAAGTTTGCACCAAAACACACGAGCAGCAATGCTTGCTGTCAGTACACATTGTTAGCTATCATCACTGTCAGCTCTTTAGCGTATGGACGGTTTTTGCGTCTAGTCGGGCGGTTAGCCAGACTCTAACTTATTGAGCACTTTTATGATTGCGATAAACACTTCATCGCATCATAAAGTGTTATGATGCGATGAAGTGTTTATCGCGGCTTCTAGTAAAGGGCTTTCAGGGTGACGGGGCATAATAGCGTTCTGCCACCCTGAATTATAAATGATAGATGAAGATAGAGATTCCATATCAGGACATCGGTATTAGCAGAAATAAGTTGGCATTTACTGCGCGACGAAGTCCGTTAAAATATAAAGTCTATAAAATTCCCAAGCGTAGCTCTGGAGTCAGAGTAATTGCCCAGCCAACCCCGGAAGTGAAAGATCTACAACGCAAACTAGTTGAGTTTCTGCGCACTCAACTCACTGTCCATTCCAGCGCCACCGCTTATGAACCGGGTAAGGGCATCAGGGAAAACGCACAGCAGCATGTAAACAATCCTTATCTGTTGAAGATGGATTTTTCCAATTTTTTTAACAGCATTACGCCAGAGACCTTTAAAAATGCACTGTTGCATGATTCAGTGGAAATTGATGAGCACACTTTAATTCTGTTGATTAGTATCTTTTTTTGGTGTCCGGGTAAGAAGCTCTCCGGGAAGCTGGTATTAAGTGTCGGTGCACCGTCATCACCGTTTATTTCTAACTATGTGATGAAAAAATTTGACCAGTTGCTGTCGGAAATATGCCATCAGGCAGGTGTAACCTATACCCGTTATGCGGATGATATGACCTTTTCAACTCAGCATGAGAATGTGCTGTTTACTCTGAAAGAGCAAATTCCCACGCTAATTGTGCAGTCCGGTTATGAAAATATCTCCATCAATGAAAGCAAAACTGTATTTTCATCGAAGGCGCATAATCGTCATGTCACTGGCGTGACACTGACGAATGACGATAAACTGTCAGTTGGACGGAAAAATAAACGTTATGCTTCATCACTGATCTTCAGATTTAAACTGGGAGAACTCAGTGCCGATGAAACTCTGATGTTGAAAGGCTTGCTTGCACATTATTTCTATATTGAGCCGGTATTTAAGCTGTCAATGCAAAAAAAGTACGGCGCAGAAATTATTAACGGCATCGTAAAATATCAGGAGTAAATAAATGAATCGGACAATTAAAAAAATAAAAATGGGTGCTGATCATGATAATTCAATCAAAGACCAGTATAAAATGTTTAAGTATTATAAAGAGGGGATGTTTGTTGAAGTCGATCCAGCTGAATCTTCACGTTATCGTCAGATGTGTCTTAATAATCTGAAAGAGGCGCAGTTTTGTTTAAAAAAAGTAAAACTGGTAAACTATAAAGGGTTTAACGAACTATCTATTAATCTGGATAACGATATTATCCTGATCGCCGCCAATAATGGCTATGGTAAAACGGGGATTCTGGAAGCGATCTATCTTTCTCTCTCATGGTTTTATCGGTTGGTTTATGGTTCTAACCAGGGGTGGAAGTTCGGTGATAAATACATCAGCCGCCTGGTAAGTAATGCCGCGATGCTAGTTAATCTGGATATCTCGGTGGGGAATAACAAAAAACCCTCCGGCTATCAGATCGGTATTGCCCGCTCCCTTGGTGCTTCTTCGGTTAAAAGTGACTACACAGAATTTAAAGAGTTGGCTGAAATGTATCTGGAATTTCAGGACAGTGATATTGTAGCGCCGATGTTTGCTTACTACTCGGTAGAGCGCGGTAAGAACTACCCCGACGGTGGATTTACGTCTGCGATTGAAAGCGGTTCCGGCAAGTTGCTGGATAGACTTTATCCGGACTCTTCACTGGCGCTTTCTTCTAATATTTTTGCCAGCTTTATTAAATGGGCTGCCGAAATCAAAATAAAAAAAATCGTCTCTAACGAAGATGAGCAGAGCGAAAAACTTAAAAGTATCAAGGAATTCATCTACCATATCAGTCATTCTGATCTTGCCGATGAAATAAAAAACACACTGATTAGCCAGAAAGAGAAGGAAGTTGAAATCATCTTTGGCAGCCAGTCGAAGGATAAATCAACCAATCTTGACCGGATGGAAAAGATTGTGGATATGATTTTCGCACTGGGATGCGATTTTATCGATGATATTTCCTCTATCCAGTTAAAATACGATGAAAAGCTAGAAGCATTGGATCTTGTATGTGTAAAAAGAGATTGTGAAATCAGTGCGTCCTATCTCTCTCATGGTGAGAAGAGCACGCTTTCACTGTTATTCGATATCGCCCTGAAGCTAATCTATACCTGTGGCACTGAAGACCCATTCAGCGGTCAGGGAATCGTCTTTATCGATGAGATTGAGTTACACTTGCATCCTTCATGGCAGCAGTCCCTGCTCAGTAAACTGAAAAAAACCTTCCCGAATGTGAAAATTATTGCCACCACCCATAGCCCTAATATTCTGAATACCGTTGAAGAGCAGGCGATCAGGAAAATTAAAGTTAAGAATAATCGGTTTTATATTGAGATTCCGGCCTTTTCATATGGTGCCGAGTCTTCTCAGGTGCAAAATGATATCCAGGATGTTGCAGCACGGCCCGATGTCGAGCCAGTACAAAATCTTGCACGTTTCCGCAAGATGATGAAAAACAATCAGTACGACACGCCAGAAGCACAGGCGCTGCTGAAGAAAATTCTTGAATGGGGCGATGCTCACGACCCGGACGTCACCAAACTGAAAATTGATCTTGAACTCAGAATTAAGCGTAACGCCAAAAAAATTAGCAAGGAGCAGTAATGAGAGGCTTCAGGAAAGAGCGGCTGAGCAATGACATTCTGGACGCTTATCTGGCGGTGCCAGAAAATGCGAATAGTGGTTGGAAGGGTGAATTCTATACCACCTTAGCTTCTGCCGACCGGGACAGTTTGAAAAATGAGATAATTGCCGATCAGGCTGGTCTCTGTGCCTATTGTGAAAAAGCGCTCAGAGATGAAGGTGACAACAAACCGCTAGGGTTTAAAGTTGAACACTTTATCCCTGAGAACAGCAAAACCATTAAAAGGATGATAGCGGCCGGGCAGCCTGTACCCACCATTAATTACTCGCTATTGTGGACAAATCTGTTGGGGTGCTGCTTTGGTGGGCAACACGCGCGCTCAGCAAGCTATATTGAGTCCCTGACAGATGAAGCTAATCTGAGCTGTGATGTGCTCAAAGCCCATCATAACTGGTCAGCACTGATCCTCGATCCGACGCAGGAGCCTCCTGACGATGGAACATGGTTTGAATTCGATGAAGAAGGAGTGATGGATGTCTCCGCAGATTGCCCGAACCAGTATGTGGATAAAGCCCGGAAATCAATAGAAATGTTGAATTTAAACTGTGTCAGATTAACTCGTTTGCGGTTGGCAACGCTGGAGTCGCTTGGTGCTGTTAGTGATGAAGAGGATATCGCCGCATTACTCAGCAAGGATGCCGCAGGTGTCTACGGTGAATTTATCTCGCTGAGAAAATGGTATCTGGCTTAAGCTATTGTGCTCTCTTAAGGGGCAACGCCATCTGCCCCGCTCTGCCGCATTTTTGCCGCTGCTGACGATCAATCACCGATTTGACCTCCTCCGTTTGATTAATACATCATGATGTTTGATTTGCGATGCAAGTGCTGTTGCCATTAGCGCGTTAGCCTCAATGACACTTTTATCGGTGGTCAGGGGAATAGCGATGGCAATGCTTGCAACCCGCTGCTCTGTATATGCAACAGCAGGACCACCTTTAGCGTTCATAAAATGACGGACGGTATCGCTCCGGGCCCGCTTGAATTGTTGCAGACTGGGCCAGCGGATTATTAGCTCGCAGAACAGTGAACTGCCCCGATGCGAGAACCACTCCAGGGGCTGAGGATAATACTGCTTAAGCGTGTTGATGAGACGATTCACAAAACGGCGTTTGTCTTCGACCAGCAGTCGACGCTGTTCAACTAGCTGTTGAAGTAATCGAATATCAGCATTGTCGGGTTCAATGGCTTTGATCTTTTCGGGATAGAGTAGCATCAGCTCTAACGCTAACTCGGTATCCTGCGGATCATCCTTCGCACCACTTGGCCAAAAGGTCTGCCTATAGCGGGCCAGTGACAACGCGTGTACAGGAAAGACAGTGACAAATGGGTACTTCTGGAGAGCATACACTACCGGGCCTTTCTTTAGCTCAAGGGCGATAGCGATCCTGCCTTTGACCTTCTGGTGCAACTCGTTGAGCCAGATATCAAGCGCTTCGGGCGTATGTTTAATTACATGGAATATGCGCTCACCATTTTTAAACTGAACGCAGACATCGTGCTTTTTATCCGCCCAGTCCAGACCAACATGAGCAGCAAACTGATCTATCGCGGTCATCACCAACTCCTTTTTATCGGGGATTGGTATGCATTCCACGTTCTTCGAAAGAAATATAGTCAGCAGTTTATCTGCATGCCCTGAGTATTCGTTAGCGAACGTGGAGCACTTACTGGCTCGAAAGCAAAGCGGCAATCATCAAATCACATGATTCTGGCACAATATTCGTAACCAGTAAGCGCATACCCTGCATCACTTAAAAGTGTAACTCTCAGGGTTCGAATGACTATACCTGCCACGAAGCAGATAGCTATGGGCTGCTGAAGGTTCGCTATGAGCGAGGAGCGGACGTTACTTTTACTATGGTATATTAATCAAAGGAAGTTTTTTACATCATTTAACCCAGAAGGATGTTATTTATGGCACGAACATACCCATCAGAATGGAGTAAATTTTGCAAGACCATAAAAACGAATAATGGTTTTTCATATTACGCCAGTAATATTAAAGCCAAGATTCTTCTTGGAGACATAAATAGATTTGCTGCCAGATATTCTGTGGCAGAGGACTTCAACGGTGTTGATATTATGAATTCTACTAGAGAGACAAGGCTTGGTTATGAAGCATTGATGAGGGCATTACTTACCTGGAGCGCCTTGGAAACTTATTTTAATATATTTCCAGTCGGATTAACTGATGTTTATACATGTTTTTCCTTTGGTACAAAGGAAAAACATGACATTAGAAGTAAACTTAATGCGATTGGTAATGACACAATTAAATTTTATACATTCATTTCTTCAAATTGTAATACCCGTCATGAAGCAAACACAAATGCCTTTATAACGAATAATGATTTTAACCCAATAATGCTATTATCAGCCATTCGTCATGTCTTTGGTCACGGTGATCTAAGTGCAAATATTAATAATGTTAATCCTGAATCAATAAATAAAATCGTAAATATCTTAAAAAAAGAAATTATGACTAAAATAGATTCTTCTTTTTCATTATTAGTTCAATCGCATCCTGACTATTCGACTGTATAATTTGGATGGTGATTTTTTCATGTTTTTGTGCAAACGTAATCACCCGTTTTGTTTAGTTATCCCTATACCAACAGCGTTGAACACTAAGCGTTCCACAAATAAAGCCTGTGGCTAATAAATATTAAATTATTCTTTGTTAGCCCCACAATTAGATTTACTTCAGCGGCGGGATTGGCCACGGCTGATTAACATCAAGGCGCAGTAAGGCAATGCGGTACTGTTTCAGCGCCGCCAATCGGGTAAGCTCTGACTCAGTGGCCCCGCCGCTTTGGGCGATATCGTCCAGTGTGGCCAGTTCAACCGAGATTTCACTCATCAGTTGTTTGCGCCGCTCGTCTGCGGCTGCGGCGACTTCTTCCGCTGGCGGGATACGGGGCACAACTTCGCCCGCTAAATACTCATAAGCTCCGTATTCCAATACAAAGTTATCCGGCAGTGATTCCACCTCAACAATAGATAATCCAGTGGGTGCCAGTGCGTAGACATGTTCTGATACCGTACAAACCACCCCTTGCGCGTTATAGCCGACTTTTATTGTGTCCTCGCGAAAGGTCTTTTGCAGTTCGTACCAATCTCGCCCCTCTTCATCAACGTGATAAATCACCACACCGCCTAACTCTGGATCGTATTCCTGCGCCGCAATGGTGAAGTTTTTATAATGCTGTAAAGTTTTCATTAGCCAATATCCCCGCCCATTTGTACCCATCCACCGGTAGGTCGTTGAAAAAATAATGCGCGGTAAAGCATAGTACTGCTCCCTGACACCGTGGCATAAGTTCCTGCTGGCGCTTCAATTGTATAAGACTGGACAACCGAAGCTCCGCGCGCCAAAGCGACAACACCATAGGCATTTGTCTGATTACTGATATTCCCAATGTATGTCGATAAATAGCCACCCCATGCCGGGCCGTTGATATTGCCGTCAGCTTGTAGAAATGCAGCTCCATCCCCAGCAGTCACATTCCCCGTAGCAGTGACAGTCGCGCCCTTTAAAGTACCTGTGGTAGTCAGGCTGCCAGGCAGGCTAATTGCAGTGTTGGTAGACTGCACCGCATTTATTATCCGGTTATCATTCCCTGCTGCCACAGTACCTTCAGTGGTACCTACATCCAGCACTGCCGCCCCTTTAAGCCCTAAATTTGTTCGTGCTGTAGTTTTATTTGCTACATCATTCAGGTTTTGATTTTTTTGTAATGCATTTGCAGCAATGCTGGCAGCCTCAGTTAACCCAAGATTGTCGAGTGTCTCAGCTATTGCCTCTGGCCCTGCAGTGGCTATTTCAGCGAGGTTATTAGCGGTCTGCAAATAGGTATCTGGTTCCTCTTTACGCCACACTCCAATATCTAATACTCCCGTCGGTTCTACCCCCGTATTTTCTGACAATGCGATATAGCTATTACCACCATGATTAACCCTCGCCCCTGCCTGATAAGGAGCATCAGTAAACCAAATCAACTGACCGAGGTTTTGTAATTCCTGTAAGGCTAAATCCACCCGGTTATGCCACCAGTTTTCCCATTTAGCTTCTGGCGGATCTTCTGATGCTCCCCCTGCCCAACCTCGGGCAATCAGAGCATCGCCGGGACGTTCAAATTGTGCAGGCACACTGGCCCACGGCTGATTAAAGCTGTCATTTCTTGCCATAGAGTGGCTCCAATTAGATATAAGCGCCCATGCCATAAGGCTGTGCGTCGAATGTGCCTTTATAGGCAAAAGGATGGTGGTTAAAACGGATCAAGCTGGCTTTGACGCCTTGCGGTCGGGGAATTAAGTCGAATAACTGAATAAGCACTAAGATATTGGCCGGGATCGGTTTATCTACCCAGATAGTTTTCATCGTCATATCCTGCCCATCGATGATGGCGGAATTAACATCCAGAATGTAATCAACGGCGGTTTTAATTTCATCCAATGTCGCATTGGTATTGTTCTTCTGAATTTTAGCTTTGATTAATACCCGATAGAGATAATCTGATACCGGGACTTTGCCGATTTGCTCATGTGGCGCTTTATAAGGCGCAACATTATAAGGTTGTGCACCACCAGTGCCGTTGTAGGCAAATATCGATAAGTAATCACTGCGGATTAATGGACGCTCAATAAACCCGGCAATATGGCCACAAATATCCAGTTGATCACCCTCGGCATTATCAATATCCAGTAAGTTATTAATTTTGGTTATCTGGTCCTCAAGTAAGGATTGGCAGATATCCGGCAAGAGGCTTATCCATTCAACTAATTTGGGCGCATTTTTGTATTGCAGGTAAATCCGTGACAGGGCCTTTTGACGATGGTTATACATAGACCACCTCGATATTCTCAGCACTGAACACGCCTAACTGGTTAAAGGCAATGCTCACTGCACTGATATTGACCTGTTCCGCTGCCGCTCCTACGGTAATAGCATTCACAAAACCATTACCGGCCACCAGATAATTGACCGGGGTAAATAAACGCCCCGCACCGATGCTCTCTCCAATTTTGAAACCCAGCTTAGAAAAACCATTGGTTTGATCAAAACCAGTGACGCTGTAATCAACAATCGCCTGTTTTATCTCATCGTCAATAAACTCGCTATTACTGGCGATCTCTACCCGGACATAAACCGGTATCAGCTGGGGGCGAAAAAAGGTTACGGTGATCGGGTTACCTTTTGGTGTAACAGTATCCAACGAGATTTTATTGGGAAAAATGTTGTAGCGGTTTAACCCACAGCCGGGGCTTTTATTAGTGGCGATGCTGTTAATAACATCTTCGATGCTACCACCATCAACAAATATCGCCATTGAGTGACCAAGCACCCCATTTTCGTCTGCTTCATTCTCAAAATTTTCATAGATACGCGCCCGTTTAACATCCTCAATATTGACCAGTGCCGCATAAATATTATCAATCTGGTTCGAGCCAGGAAGTGCTACTGACTCATTGCGCCGGATGCGAAACGCATTATTGGTTTCTTTATCCAACCCCATTGATGCTGCAGTGTTATTTGTCACCGCCGTAATACCGCCGATAGGTGTGGCAATAATGGTCAGATTATTACTATTGGCCCCCTGCGCACCTGCCTGCGTACAAGTGACATTCACTGCCGCATTCCCTGTTATGTCGGTAACAACATCGCCATCGGTCACCCATAAGGTATTGGTTACCCTATTTCTGATTAATGTTCCGGCATTGATTGGGGTAAAAGCGATACCATGAAAATTGACGGTCGCAGTGGAATAGGTCGCGCTTTTACGTTTGATCCCGGCAAATGCGGCAATACGGTCTAATTGTTGGTCAATAGCTGAATTGGGATCTGCGGCGTGGTAGGCATTAATCACGGCCTCGTCCAAATTGGCTAATGCTTCACACCAAATGGCAATTGCCAAACCATCAGGTGATTCTGGATTAATATTCCAGCCATCATCAATAGCGAGATATTGCTGGCGCATAGTATCCAGATATTCACTCAGCGTGGTGCCAGTGGCTCCGTCACGATTAATAGTTGCCATCAGACAAGGTCCTCAGTGAACAAAAAATCAAATGCATCGTTATTAATATCAATCACGGCGGCAAATATCGTAATTTTGCGATTCTTCATATCGAGATCCATTTCAAAGCGGTTAATAGTCAGCACGCCTTTGGCCGCCAATAAGCGCTGTTTAATATTGGCTTCGGCAATATCGCGTGAGGTTTTGCCCAATATGCTTTGGAACCACGGGGTTCCCTCGGTGGCATTGAGAAAATACTCACCAAGAAATAACCGCAGACAGCAGATCATGGCTTGCCGGGTTTCTTCTTTGCCGCTGGCGAATTGGCTGCCGTGGGTAACAATGTCGCCATTTTGAAAATTGCGGATCACAGTGCCTCCAGAAATAAAAAGCCCCAGCATAAGCCAGGGCGATAATAGTTAGGATTAATTCTGGGTAATGGTTTATTGCGGCCCATCCGTGCGATCATTTCCATGCTGCACACCGCCGTGATCGTGGTCACCAACTTCCAATGCTTCAACCGCCAAACCGCCTTGGGTTACCTCAGTGCGACCATTCAGGGTAGTTTGCCCATTATTGGTAAACTCAGGGCCGCTATAGCTCATGCCGGATTCGGTAAGCACCAACGAGGTGCCTCCTGCCTCCAAAGTAATTCCTGCGTCAGTGAGATGAATACGAACCCCGCCACTTTGGTTACTTAAACCAATCCCTTCCGTCGGCAAGCCCGCAATCGCGGTTTGCTGTGAGCGGTAACCCGGAGCAAAGAAAGCATCAGACGGATTAAACATCCGTGCATCCAGTGGTGCTACTGGCCCACCCTGACTGAGCCAATTGTCGATAGAACGTTGGCTGAAATGAACATAGCCCTCGGTACCCGCGGGTAATTCATGAAAAACCGTCCAATCGGCACTGCCAGAGAATTGCACTGGCACATGTTCGATAACGGGTAGTGTCTTAAATTGACCGTCACCGATATGACGTTGAATGCCGCACTCCACCACTGCACGTTGCAGATCGGCATTATAACTAATGACTTTGCCGGGCATGCCGATCATCAGGTCACGCACCATGTCGCGCTTGAGCAGCATCATGGTGGTATACAGCGGATTGCTCTCAATCATGATGACCTCAGGGCATACGCCATTGACTGATCAGAGTGGTTTTCCACGTGTCACCCCATAGAGTTCCTTCGTGATAGGTACGCAACACATTAAACTGTCCAGTCTGTTGTTGAACATTCGCCAGATTATTGAGGTCGGTGTTATACATGCCGCTAAAATTAATCGTCCAAAAACTTGAAGTTACATTAATCACATCGGCCAGCTGGATCTGATAATTCATTTTGACATCAATTTCCATGGTGCTGAGATACCAGCGCGGGACACTTTCCATACCATTTTTAGCGGTGATCTCGTGGGTAGCCCATTTTCTGGCGGCACCCTCTCTGGTTAATAGCACCCGTGATGGCGTGATCATCCAGTAATATTTCCAGTCATCTTTTACGCTATCGAGAATATCGCGACACAAGCGGCCACCGGAATTATAGGAAGTGGCAAAACGCGGTAAGTCGGAAAAGTCACCAATCACTTCAACATCAAGCCCAAAAGCCGCTGCGACATCTTTGAGCATTTCAATGGCAGGAGTATTCGCGCCCCAAGTTTTAAATATCGTGGTATTCCATGCCAGCCCAATAGTGCGGCAATATAACCGCAGGCAGGTATTTACCCCCTCTTTGACTACTTCGACATTGTGAATCTGCCCGCTAAATATCGTGCCGATGTTATCGCCATAACCGGCTTTTAATACCAGGTTGCCATAACGTTTTTCTTTGTCGTCATAGCGCTGGATCAATGCGCGGGTGCGCGCTGAAATACCGTATAGGGTGATTCTGGCAGTAGCATCGACATTCTGCGGGGTATTATCGACAGCAAAACGGATCTCTAATGGCGGCTGATAGGTAAGTTCATCACCACTCACCGGGGTAATGGTCAGTAAGTAATTACGGCCAAAATAGCTACTCATTATCGGGGTACCATGTCAGGCGATTATTAATGCCAAGATTGGCGATAGTCGGTGTCTCCCCGGCTAATATCAGCGGGCCAATATCGGTATTCAGTCCAGCCAATAAATTAACGCCGACATGCAAAGCACGCCCCAAAACTACCGGTTCACCCTGCTCATAAATATCGACGCAAAAATAATTAAAGCGGGTGAGCCAATGCAAACGAAATACCAGATAGTGATTGTTTAATTGCACCCGGAAACGCTGCACGGCGTACCCATTGTTCAATGGGATAACTTTCATTACGTGGCCTCGACGAAAACTTCACCAAATGAATATTCGCGCTGCCCCTGAGTGGCAGCACTATCGCCATAGGGCAAATTGTCATTGGTTTCAGTGACCGTGTCGTAAATAATATTGAGCTGCAACAGTTCAACCACAATCTCCAGCCCACCCTCATTCTCTTTTTTCAATTGGGTACGAGTGTTGGTGATCAGGCAATTTTTATACGCGGCTCCCCGACTGGCCACTAATTCGAACGGTGTATGTGAGCGTTGTAATTCACGTAATTGCTCAAGTAAATTTTGTGAGCGGGTTGAGCGTGATTGTGAGCCCAATGTGCCGGAGTAAATACTGGTGCCGACCGATGCAGCAACCCCAGCCAATGCCGCCGCTCTGCCAGAAAGTAAACTGGCTGCCATACCGGTAGTAATACTGGCCCCCGCCCCTAGTAACCCGGCAATACTGCTATCTTGCTGGGCCAGCAGTTCACGAAACCAGTTATCAGACACACCAATGATCATGGTTAGGGCCAACGCTCGTGTCACGACGTTATCGTGGGCGGTATTCGCATCTTCCAACGGGAACTCACTGACATCAGTGCGTAACTCACTCGACTCTTCTAATAGCGCATCAAAATAGAGGTTGCCGATTTTAGGGCGGTTACGGGTAAATAATCCGGTAATAGCCATTAGTAGTGCTCCGTATGCATCATATCGCGCGCTTGCTGGGCTAATTGAGTTGTTGCCTGTAACACCCCGTTGCGAATTGATTCGCTATCACCGCCTACCGTCCCCACATGGATAATATTGTGTTGCTCCAATCTGATATCACCACGAGACATGGACGCCGTAACTGATTGTGTGGGGGTCATCTGGCGGTCACTGTAGCCCTGAATCTCTTCCCATGAGCGTTTCGGTTGCGCATAATTTGATGAGGGCAACGAAGCCCACACTCCGCCCAACCCACCAGTAGCATCAGCAAAATTACCACTCGCAACATTTTCTAACTGGCCGGCGCGTTGGATCAGAAACAGTGCGGCAAGATCCTGACTACGCGGGGAGAAGTCCGTCAGATTAAGCGCTTTAGCAGCATCGTCCCAAGAATCGCTGGTGAACTGATAACGTCCGGCTGCCGAAGTTTTATTTTTAGCGCCGTCGGTTTGCGTGAACTCTTTTAATTGCCGTGGGTGGTCACTACTGTCATAGAACTGGTCGCCGCCAAACATTGTGTTATAGCCAGAATTGGCATAACCAGCAGTTCCCTCAGCTTTAGATAACACATCCAGATACTGGCGAACGTTAGGATCATCAACCAGATTATTAAGGTCACGAGTATCATTGGGGTAAGGCACTCCAGGGTTATTTTTAGCCCAGTTCTGGCGCCCTATCGCTTCAGGATTACTCATTGCTTTGGCATCTTCGGCACTAGTGAAAATGTTACCGGGCGTCAATGCAGCCGTCGCGCCAATAGTGACCGGATTAACCAGTAAGCGAGACAACCAACCACGTCCACCAGCTCCGACTGATGGTTTTCCGCCTCCGGGTAATATGCCACCCACAAATTTTAATGCGCCAGCAGTACCGGCCAGACCGGCAGCAGTCAGAATCGCTTTTGAGACTTCGGGATTTTCTTTAATAAACTGATTAATACTTTCTAATAACGCATTGATGATTGGCAGTAAGTCGCCACCCATTGAACGGGCCAGATTGTCAAAGTTAGTCGCCAAATCCGCCATCTCTTTATTAAACTCGTTAGCTGAATCAATAAGTTTGGGATCGAGCGGTTTATATAACTCGTCAAAATTTTTCAGTGAAGCATTAAGCCCTTTACTGCCCCCCTCCAATAGACGGGTGAAGGGATCATTATCACCACTACCAATTCCGCTGCGTAGATTTCGCCGCTGGTCATTATCCATTTTGCTGTAAGCATCAATAAGATACTTGAGCGAGTCCATGCCGGTTTTATTAGCAAATTCCGTCGGGTTAAATGCACCATTCCAATAGGCTTTATCGCCTAACTCCCCTTGTCTGGCACGCTGTTGCAGGTCAGGTATTTTCTGCACAATCTGATTAGCCGCATCCGGACTAAGGCCAAGACTGCGCATCGCATAACGTAGGCCGTCGATCTGCTTAACGGTAAAGTTGGTGATTTTACTCAGCCGATCCATTTCTAATACTGAGGCAGATAAATCAGCGGTCAGAGCTTTTAACCCAACACCGGTGCCGGCTGCAGCGGCCAGTTGCAATATGCCATCTTTAATCCCTTTAACTGCGTCATTGGCTGTTTGAAAGCTCTTTGCATCTGTTTCCAGGCCAAGGGAAACCAATAGAGAATCAATTGTCTCTGACATGGAAACCTCATATTTTAGGTATAAAAAAACCCGCACAGTGGCGGGTTTGATGGACTATTTGATGACTCACTGGAAACAGCTAGTGTGCCCAGCCATTTTACCTATTTAGTTATTGTCTATGTAAACCGCACTAGATCATCTCTGGAAATTCTTCTTCAATTCTAGATGTAACTGTTGTTGGTTTTACCTTTTCGTTAGCTCTAGCTGCAATAATAGCTTGAGATTCTCTGTACTCTGGAGCCCTAGCGAACTCATCAAATGATGCATCGTAACCAAGTTCACGAACCTTGCTTTCGATATCAGATAGAGGAACACGGAAGAACTCTTTTCGATTATTGACTAAGTTAATGCGACGCTTCGAAAACTGTTGATGAAGGCTCGTCTCAAGCGTTGGAGCATCATCAGAATAAATGAGAGCATGGATGTCATATTTGAATGGAACTGAAGCCGAACCAAGTTCATTTACTCGATCTTCTGGCTCTAATCTGCGTGTTAGGCCAATTTTATAGATATCCTCGCCAAAAGCGCCAATATTTGAAATCACATATACGTGTCCACTTCTAGTTAATTGTGCCTGTGATTTCGCGCGTTCAGACAAAGCCCTAGCTTCTTCAAGTTGGGACTCTAACTCAGAAATCCTAGCTTCTATTTGTTCTTTTTGTTCTTGATTAGCCTTATCCAGTTCTTTACGTGCACGCTCCATTGCTTTTTCGAAGTCCCGTTCAGCTTTCAGTTCTTCTTTTATCGCTTTGTCATATTCCCGCTGAGCTTTTTCTTCTTCTCTTTGAAGCTCTCGCTCTTCCCTCAATATATCTCTTTCATTTTGTAGCTTAAGCTCTTTTTCATGACACAGAACTAACTCTTCTAATCGCAGATTAAGATAGTCATGAGTTATACGGATATTCATAGAATGCCCAAATTTATTCAGTGCATCGAAAGCAGTTTCAATTCTCTTATGTAACTGATCAACATTCCCAGATTTCACTTTAGCTATTGCGGCATCACACTCACTGTTAAACGCCCTTGTTAGCAATTTAACATAGCGTTTAATCATTCTTCCGCCTTCAGCCTTACTTCCGTTTACCTCCCAATTAGTATCAGAGTCACAAGCTGCGTCTTGACGTATAAGTGACTTCTGGCGCTCTTTATTTCGTTTTATTGCCTCTTGGAATGCAATCGAATCATGATAATCAAATCGAGGTTTGTAAATACCAAATTCAACCATATTGGCATCATCAGTAACTTGAGAAAGCTTCTCTGTTAACTCTATTAGCCGCGCTCTTTTTTCTCTATATTCTTCTTTTAGCAAAAGAAGCTCATTTTTTTGCTCAGATAACTGCTGCTCCGATTCTTTTTCCTTTATTTCAATTTCAGTTAGTTTATTTTTGACTTCTCTATCTATAGAAATACGTTTTTCTTCTACTTCATCATGGATAGATTTTTTCGCGGCTTTTTCTTCTAGTTCCAGCGTTTTCCTACGTTGTTTTTCTTCACTATCAAGTTCGTTTCGTAATTTCTCAGCCTCTTTTTCTATATCGACTATTTTGCTATATCTTTCGATATTTACTGCATATTGCTTTTTTTCCTTGCTTCTAACATACAAAAGTATCAAAACAGCAATCGATAAAACGACGCAAGCAGTAACCAGTCCCAAAATCATCAGATTCATTCCATAAACTAAAAGATATAAAAATTGTATCAAAATATATCCAATAATTCATTGGTTACTACTAAGCTAAAAATCAACAGAATTGACTAATCATTTCTTGCCTTCTCCACCACCGCCACAATCTCATCCAGCACATCATGCATTTGCTGCACATCATCAATGGTGTAAGTGCCATCCAGCATATCTGACCACCTTGCCAGCGGCGGGCAGAGTTGTCCGGCACCGGTACAAGGTCGCCATAAGAACCAATCTATACGGGAACGTCCTGAGCTTTGCTTTTCTCGCTTTCCTCCCCGCAGCTGAGTTGCCAAAAAGGGCCGATGTTCTCCCTCAATACCAGCCCCAGCAGCACCAGATAATTATGTGCCTCATCCTGAAACAGGTTTTCGGCAACCGGTACATTATCCGACTGACGAGTAATATTGCCGTTTTTCAAGCATAAATCCCGCAGACGATTAAGGCTCATGCTGTCCACCGATGCGAGACTGGCTGCCAGCCCCATAATACCCACATTAGGATTCATGGCCGGTAACAACCCACATCGGGCGGTAATTTGCAGCATTTCAACCTGATCCCTGGCTGATGATGTTGCTCCCTGAAAAATGGTGTCACCAATCGCGACTTCAATTTGACGCCCCATAATTAGGTTTCCTCAGAGTCTGCAAATTCAAAAATAAATTGTTCATCTGACACACCGCTTTTACCGGCACGCGTTGCCGAGCCGCGGTTAGTCATGATGCCGTCGAAACCGGCAAAGCGTTCGTCGGTACCGGTCTGTGAAAAGGTAAAGGTGGCATCAATACCTGATTTTTCCACCGCCAATAACTGACGAGCCTGAATTGAGCCGGGTATCAAATTAATAGTTAATCGCTTGGCGCGAGTTTTATTGTCCAGGCGAACGGAAGTTGCCCCGATACCTCGTTTTAAAACGGCTCGCGGCTCTAAATCTTCAATGGTGATAGGTGGGTCCGTATCGCCAAAATCATCAATAGGAATACCAAAGACGGTTAAATTTGAGCCGTCAGCACCATATCTGTGCATGGTCATAAGGGATTACTCCACAGTGGCATTAATTTCAGCAATATGGCCAGCACGGCCTAAAATCACTAAAAGAGTAGTTAACGGGTAAACACGTTTTTTGCGTTGGTCTGAGGTCAAAGAAAGCACATCTTCTGGGCGCGAACGGATAACAAAGCCAAAATCAGCCACTTTTGTAACGCCATCATCGGGATCAACATAAGAGCCGGTACCGAGCACACCATTATTGAAAAAACGCTTACAAGTCGCAGCCACCGTCGATAGCAACCCGTCATAGTCTCGTGGTGTCAACGCACGCTTAGTGCCAACGTTAGCAATATAGTTGTAGCCATCTACCTGAATGTGGTTTTTCAGTACATCCAGATTAATCACATCATCAATAAATTCGCCGTAAGATGACATAGATTTGCTATTAATCACCCTGCTGTTATCAATCTGACCGGCCAATTCTATTTTGGTAAAAAACACGGCGTTCTTGGCTTTTAAGGCATTATAAGCACTGGTCGCCATATCATCGCCAATAACACCGGGTAACACCTGATACTCACCGGTAATAGCGGTATTTAAACCTGTTGGTCTGAATTTATGGAATGCTGCGGCTAACTGCACCATCGAATAGGCTTGTGTGGGGTCGGTAGTGACTGACTCGGTAGTTTTATATCCGGCAAACACATGACGGTTACCTTTGCTTTTCAGTACGGATATCACATCATCAGTTTTATTTTGATCGATAATTTCGCCATCACTGAATGTCCACCAAATCGGGTGGCTATTAGCATCTGACCAATCAGCTAACTGAATAATAATCTCATTGGAAATCATATCTTCAATTTTGAAAAAGTAGTGATAGCGCCAGATTCGATCAGTGGCGCTATTGACTATTTCCAGCAGTGAATGCTCATCGTTTTTCATCCAAACGGTCATTTGTGGCGGCTTGGGAATTTGTGAAAAGTAGCGGGTGGCAATGTAATAAATTGGGCTGTCAGTTTTGAAATCGGCACTGAGTTCTGGCAATGATGCATAGTCACGGAATGAATCTGCATCAAACTCACTTCCCTCGACTAAATCAGACAGATCAGCAAAAACCAGTGCGCTGGAAAAATCACCGTACCCCAACCCTGCTGCCGTTAGAATAAGATTGACGGGGATAATGTTATCAACCGGATAAGCCATAAGAGCAGTCTCTTTCTCTAATTTGAATGTCAAACCCTGCCGCCCTTAACAGGGCGTAGGATACGGTTTTCTCAATGAATATATGGATGTCAGCCTGATAGCGTGGCTGCAGCCCAGCTTGCAATAAGCCAGTGAGATTTCGAAAGTTGCTGGAGAACCGCCAGGCGATTTTATGGCGGAACAGATAGTCGCTGACTGGCGTAATAAAATTAGCATTAGCTAACTGCATGGCAGCAGTCGCTGCGCCGGTATTCAGCAAATTAATCGACAGTAAAAACTCCATTGAGGTACAAGCTATTTCTTGTAGATCTTGCCAATCCTCACCTAGTGCCGGGTCAGTTTCAGCAATCGCCGGAATAAATTCGCGCTTACGCCGTGTTTGCCCATAGGCCCGAACCGGAACAGGGCTATAAGTGGCATATAAATCATTACTTATCGGTGGATTACGGCCTTGGTCGGCTAATACAACACGGTCGAGGGGGATGAAGGTGGCCAGAGAAATTAATTGCTGAAATACCGGATACATCTCTTCAATGGTCTTCATTAACCTGCTCCTCGATAGCGTTCAACTACGGCGCGGCAAAAACTTCGCCAAGGCCGGTTATCACAGGAAGCCACCCGCCATTGTCGCATTGCTAATCCATCGCTGAATTCGAGTAAATCGCTAAATTTCCCTTCGTCATCGGGCCAGAGATAATGCACACCATCGTTGATGTGCACGATTCGTAGGTCCTGCGGGCTAGCCGTGCCGCCCATGCCGATCAGCATTTGAATATCTTTCCATTTTGCTGACTGGACATTCACCTTCTGCAATTCAGTGACCTGCGGTTCCCCTTGCTGCCAAATACCGCCAGGGCCGCTATAGTCACCCACAGCCGGTCGAATCAGCCGAATGCCACCCTCAATGGGAGAATTAAAGGTGGCATCAATATGTCCGTGCATATCCAGACCATTACCGAACATGATTAATCCTCCACGATATGAGTCAGTGCGCCTTTTAAATCACCATGCCTGATAAGCGGTGTTGCCGAGCCTTTAGCTGCAACGGTGGCGTCAGCATTTTTGGGCTGAATACCGGCTTCGATCGCTTCTTGGCAATAACCCACCGCACGCGCACCAATTTGATCCAGCATTTGGAAAGCAGTAATTTCACCACGCGTGACCTGAGCAGTAAGTACACGAAAACCTTTTTTAATGTTGTCCTGATTTTGGCGAAGTGGTACACGAAGGAATGAACGCTCGGGAATACGCCCGTCAGCGGAACCAAATTCCTGTACCGCCCCAATAACCACAATAGGCACACCATCTTCATAAATACCCGCACCTTCCGGCAGCCCCACCAGCACTCGACGTTTTGCCGTGACTCGGTCATGAATCTGACGCAATTTCTGCGCCAGTTTATTCCCACCCCGAACTTCAGCTCGCAATTTCATACCATCATGCCTCCGGTACCGGCCCGGCGACGCAATCGCAGAAACTCCACTCCGTAGGTGGTCAGTGGCAAGTCACCGTTGATATTGAGATCGTCTGCTGTCACTGCAGGAACGGCAAAAGAGGTCGACTCATCCCCCACTGATTTCGATGAGATAGCATAAGCAGCCCCGACATCACCACTGATGGCCCTTTTGCGCATCACCAGCCGATGAGCAGCAAAAGCAAACAAGCCGCGCTTTTTGATTGATGCCGGACGAGCATTATATTTCAGCCAACGTTTGCCGGTTTCCGAGTCGCCTTCCTCCAATGCCTGAGTCACTTCTCGCTCAGGCCACAAGGTGGTATCGCTGAATTCGGGGTAATACTCGCGAAAGTCAGCCACAATTTGCGCACTAATATCCACATAGCCCCCTAAAGCAAAAACCCGTCACGCGGACGGGTTATCAATGTTATCGGTATCATCCGCTGGGTTTGCCGGCTCGGTGGTATCGTTGTGCGCTAACTCGTTTTTTTTGCTATCAATCGCCTTTTGCAAGGTTATCGCTTTAGCCGCCGAGGGGGCTTTTTTACCGAATAAGTCTTCATATTCATCACGCACCGCAGTGATATCCAGCTCACTATCATCAGCATGCTCATTAAGTGGCTCATCGAATCGCTCGGCACGCATCATGCCCGCCTGAGTAAATAAGTGACGGGTAAAATCGCCATTCACCACCGCAGAATGGCCGACAGCAATCGTGATGCGTTGGTCGGTTTTATCATCAGTGACCGTCAACGGCGAAGTATGCAAGTTAGTTAATTCAAACATGATTAAACCCCATCCACATAGTGAGCTGCTTTAGGAATACGCCATTCCGTACCACCGGTACGCAAAATAGCTGGCACTTTGAAATTGACGTTATCTGGTGTGGCTGGTGCCAGAAAACGCAACGGCATCACGTCATGGCCTTTCACTACCCGCATATCTTTTTTGTACACCATCAGGCGATCTTTCCCCGCTGCCCCGGCACCGGCCAGCAAGATATCATCGTCGAAGTCCATATCTTTGAAGTTGGTACGTAGGAATTCCAACAACGTGACGTTTGAAGCGTTATGGGTAGAGAGCAAGGTACGCATCAGTAACTGATGTTGTTCCGAGGGCAGAATAAAACCATTTGGCCGATGAACTGTTACGGTGTTTTTCAAGTACACCTGATTATAAGCAGCACCAAAGAAATCGATGATCGGCTGAGTACCCTTGGTAGGAATATCCGCGACCAACTCGGCCAAGGTTGCTGGAGCAGCCTCAATGCCCACATTGGAGCTGGTATATAGCCCTTCACCAATGTCATTGTGGCCTAACAAGTAGATCTTATTCAGACCTTGTTCAACGACATCACGTACTGCCTGACCACGTTCAGCATCCAGATTGACGTTATTGAGCATGGCAAAACCAATTTCCTCAATGGAGTAGGTGTAACCCAATGCTGCAGTTTTAATTTCATGGAAGCCCTGATTCATGGCGATATCCACGGTTGGTACATCGGTCGAGTTCGGACCAAATACTTGCAACTCACCACGAGCATCAATCGAGCGAAACGCCACCACTTTTACCCAGTCAGGTGCACTGTTATCCAGCGGTAATATTGTGCTGTATTTAAACTGCGGATACTCCAGACGGTAAATTTCTGATTCAATATGCGCGGCTTGTTGCACCAAAAAAGAGAGCGCCGATACCGGGCTGACGTCAAATACACTTTGTTTCATGAATATTTTCCTTTAAATTTTATTCGCCGCCAGCAGCCGGCGTTGACGCTAAAATGCCATCAACGCGAATTTCGCCCACTTCACCTGCGACAACATCATCAATCCAGCGGACAAAATCCAATTCAACTCCAGAACCACCGGTAGTTAATCGGCCCTGATTTACCCCTAATGCCGTAATTACTGTGACTGAGTCACCTGCGTTGGCACCATCGACACACAAAGCGAACATCGGCCCACGCCGCAGTAACGACGCCACATGATCAACGTCATAGCCCACTTCATAATCTGGTGGATTGGTAGGTACACTGTTACTAAATACCGCCATTGAACGGACGCTGAATCCGATGATTTGTGCGGCGGTGGTATCTGGTGTTACTGGGGCACAAGAGCGCGCCCCAACACCACGGATAGCGGCTCGACCAAAAGGCAGTATTTTTGCTTCCACCCGGCGGGATACCACTTCACAAACATCAGTAGTTGAAATTTGCCCCTCGTAAGCCTTGCCGCGCCACTTAGTAAATTCACTCTGAGCAATAGCCATTATTTATTCTCCGGTTGTTTGCCATAGCGCTTGTCTAACCAGCTCTGACGAACGCTGTCACGGGTGTTTTGCGCATCACCCGTTTTAACTTTCTTCATATCGCGGCCCAAATTGATGATGGAGTCATTCACGTCATTTTTATCGTCAGGATCATCGTCATCCTCATTTTCCCGACGCTCTTCTTCCGCATCGAAATAAGCTGATACGTAAGTATCTGGCGCTTTATCCCATGAGGTATATTTGCGGCATTTGATACCAGCGCTATCCAGCGCGGCACGTTTGATTTTCAGAGGGACTACGGAGTCACAGGTAAAATCTGTACCTGCAATTTTGATAGCGGAATCACGAGCCGCGACAACATCAGCCAATTGTTTAGCAATCGAATCCTCAGAAGATTTTTCTTTTAGCTGTTCAATTTCTTCATCTTTTGCATCGGTCTTTGCTTCTGCTTCTTGCAGCTTCTGTTCTGCTTCATCTTTGGCAGCTTCGGCTTTTTCCTGCCCTTGTTCCGCATCCGTCACACGCTTGTTTAACGAATCCATAGAAGATTGGATCAGCTGCTGGGTAGCCTCATCAGCCACCTCGATGCGCACGCCGGAATCCAGCACAACTTTATACATGGGGTTTACTCCCTTGGGTTTACGGTCAAATAACCGCGCCATGTGTCCGGCTCTGGCCTGATCACACAGTGCGATATGGTTGATGGTGATGGTGCATTGAATAAATTCGTAGGCAGTACCACAGGGGGCGATACCGGGTGCATAGCGATATTCGGAGGTGTAGCCGGCGGATAATTCCTCTTTATCTTGGTTGATGGCATCAATGGCGTATTGATCTTTTATCAGAAGATCAACCACCACATAGTCCGGGTCATCGGTATCCTGTCGTCCCGGCGAAATCGCATGCCCGGCGGTGACCTGTTTAAACGTTTGGGCATTCACCAAGTCATCAGGATGATCAATGGTGACATCTTTATTGTCATAACTGGCCAGACTGTTCGGATCAAACACCTCCGCAGGTGGTCGGTAAACATTGACGATTTGACCGGGTGGCCTGTCGGTTAATCCCAGTTCAGAGGCGAGATATTGCTGCACACCGACGCGCGCAACCCGCCCAGGGACTTTTAAATAGCCCTCAGGGGTGATTTCTCGTTGGGAGTTAATCGGAAAGGACACGCGGTCACGAACGGTGATCCGCATAATAAATCCTGTTAGTAATCAAGCCCCTTTATTTGGGGTATAGCATGACAGCGGCAACCGATATGGGCTCTGCCGGGGAGTAGTCCTGTTTCACCGTTATAAGCCGCCCCTCGTGACCAAAGATAAATGCCCGCTCCATAACCCACATTGACGCGAGAAATCTCAAAGCATTTGATTTTAGCCCGCGGGTATTTACCTGCTGGGTTACCGGATACCCGAACATCTTGCGAGGTAGACCAACGAAAACGGTTAATTCCCGCGCATACCTGCCGAGTGTGAGTAATATCACTGCGGATTTTGGCGGTTTGATCGCGGGAAATAAGATGCGCACGCTGATAGCTGGCTCCGGTCACTTGCTGGATATTTCTGACCATCGTCGTGAGCGAGTCACCTCGCATGATGCTATCCATCACTTCCCGCTGAATATCATCGAAATAATCAGAGGACAGCGATTTAATCAGGGCAACATTGCTTTCGACCGAGGCATCGAAATAATCCACTAATGACTCATTAACCATAAGTGAGGTCATATCAATACCGATAGCGCGATTGATTTGCTCAACAAACGCCGCTGAACTTTCGGACTCCGCACGACTAACCACTCGCTGGGCTAGTCGGTCGGCCTGACGGCCCATCACTGAACTATTAAATTTGTCGGCAGCCTGTCTGATTGACTCTTTAATGATATCGACCAGATAACTATCAGCCGTGTAATTACGTCGCAGAACTGGTGTTAATACCTCATCGACGGACTGAGCCATCAATCGCACCATCTCGCGCAACTGAGCACGATAGTAGCGCTCGGTTTCATCCGTCTGTTTAACTGGCCTGAGTTGTGCCTTCCTGCGTGGTGGCTGGTTTTTTATCATCGCCTGGAGTGTCGCCAAGCCTGAATTGATAATCACCTTGCCGTTCGGCGGATTCGTCGTCTTCAAGTCGGGTGATGTCATCTTCTTGAATACCATAAACGCCTTGCTCCATCAGCTTACGGGCCACCTGTGATGGCAATACCACCTTTTGATTCAGGCGAATATCATCAGCCTGTGCATCAGCCAGTCGCTGGGCAGATATCTCGGTATCAGTCGGTTGCGACAGTGGCGCAAAGGTAAAGTCCAGACCATCGGGCATGGTGCCTAATGTTGAACGCACCAATACCTCATCCAATTTTTTCAGAAATGGACGGTATTTAGCTTCCTGATCCCCTTTGATGGTATTGAAATAATTGTTCTGGTCACCCTGTCCCGAATCCCCCATTCCTTTGGCTTGCACACCAAATATGCGTGTCATCGGAATACCAGATGCGCCAGCCGTCCACTCCATTAGCACCGCCAACACTTCGCCCAAACCGCCGAAAGAGATTTGCTTGCGATCAAGGGTCTCTTTGGAATCCAGCAACGCCAGTCGAAATAGCGATTTCATCATGCCAAAAGTGTTATAGCGTTTGGCTATGGCTTCATCCATATCGCCAGAAGCTAAATCAGTGGCTAAATTTTCTTTGCTGATGGTGTCGATATTCGCTTCCAGGATCAGTGAGGAAATCCCCCCTTTGGCAGCGACCGCATCTTTCACATCCTCAAGGCAGCGCCTCAAGCGGCTATCATCCCAACCGCCGTTAATCATGCGTAAGCGCATGGGCAAAGCAGCGCCCGGTGCGCGCACAAAATGGCTGAAATGAATTTTTTGCTGACCACCATTAACTAAATAGTATTCCGGCTGCATAAAGTTCTCAGCCAACGGGTTAGAAACGTTGTATTCCTGCCCGTTGACCAACATGCGATCCAGAACCAATAAGCGTTTAAGTGAGTCTTTCTTGATATTCTTCAATTCCAACTCATGAGACAAGTCCTGATCGGTCAGCATCAATACTCCCGCCCCACCATACAACCCAGCCCATTTAAAGGACTCTTGAGTTATCCCTTGAATATTAAAATGGTTCTCAGCATTGCGCAGAGCCGTGGCATCATCCGAAGGAAATGACCGCCATTCACGCGTTGCATCATCAACCGGGATATCAATAATTGACCGGGCAATCCAGTTTTCGGTATAAGCCGCCTCCAGCTCGGCAAAATCTTGCATCGCACCATACATAAAGCGGCTATACATACGCCTGTCGCGGTCTGTTCCCATCCCCGTCATGACATTCGATAAACCATCAGCAGTCAGGCGAATCCGGGGTTTACCGCCAAAATCCAGTTTTTCACTCATCGTTAAACCCACTTGTCATAACTGATGCTGCCACCAGCAATTAATTCGATCTCTATCGAATCCATGATTGTGTCGAGAATATCGTCGTTTTTATGGCTATCATCAGCCGAGAAGTCAGCGCATTCGGTCAGTGTAGGCACAACCCAATCAGTCGAGGCGGCAACCGCGCCATCCCAGTAATACACCTGCGGGATTTTTTGACCGTCGTCGGTCATCAGTGCCGGAATATAGACGCAGCCAGTTTTCATTTGCGGAATAGTATTCAGGCAGCGGATCAGCTTGTTTTGGCCTGAGCCGCGCGGGATGGTTAGGATGGGAATGCTTTTACGTTTTACCAGCGTGGTAATCAGACCTTGCCCAGCTTGCTTATCCTCGATGCCCATATGGCGTAATGGCGCGGGGCGTTTTGGATTATACGGCCGCCACTTTTCCCATAAGTCTTGGGCAGTGGTCAGTAGGTCTTCTGGGTCCCATCGTCCACGTACGCTATCGATAATGTAGAGATTGCCATCTACGCCAATCCCCACAAGGGTAAAAACGGTGTAGTCGTTGTAATCTTCGATTTTGCCGGAGTTGGTATCGACATAAACGGCGCGATGAGTCAGTGGGGGTAAATGGGTGTAGCGTTTAAACCAGTCGGTATCAATTAACCCGCCGGTCAGTGCCCGTGGGCGCTGCATATATTGCGACATGAAAGTGTATTCGTCGCTTTCCCACAACCGCAGCAAATCACCGACATATTCGTTTACCGGCCAGTAAGACCAATAACGCACCCCGCCGACCACCACACTTTCACTATTTTTAATCGAGAACCAGCATTGGGAACGCCACGGTTCCGGCAATGCATCGATATATTCTTCACTGACCAACGCCGGAATGGTGATGTGATGAAAATCCACCCCCATCTTACCGGACAGCATAAATCCGGTAGCGTCATCGGTATGAAGCCGTTGCTGGATAGAAACAAACGGGGTTGGATGCTCTTTGCTCTTATCACCGCGCCGTGAGCGGATAGTGTTCACCAAGATACGGTTAGCGCTGGCCCGTTTGGTGGCCGAAAACATATCTTCGGGTTTGTTGTAATCATCAAGCCCGACAAAACCGGAAAAATCAGGGCCGGGGAAACCCGCACGACCGCCAGTTAATTGCCCGCCACTGGAGCGGGAAACCGTCTGCCCCACCATTCGGCCCCGACTATTAACGATTTCCCACTCTTCCGCCTGATTAATACCAAAGCGGCAAGGCCACAGTGATTGATACTCAGGGCTGGCGATAATATCGCGGGTGCGGCGGCTATTGCGTTTTACCAGTGTGTCAGCAAACGACACATTGAGATTTCGAAAGCGCCGTAATTGGCCGGTCTGCACTAACATATTGATATAGGCTGGCAGATGTACCGAAATAAACTCGGTTTTAGTCCCACCCGGCGGCACATTCACAATCAGGTTGCGCGGTTGCAACCGGTTATTGACCAAATCATCCAGCTTGGAAGCCATCATTTTATGATGCCAGTTCACCAATAATCGGTCACTCTGCAACAGCTCAAACCAAATGCGGGTGAAATTAAGAAATGACTTTTCCGATCGGGATTTCAGGGCGACACGCGACGGGAAATCCAGATTTTCCCATTCGAGAATATCGCTCATGTGGTGATCCTGCGAGTTGGTGCGATTTATTTGCTCGCGTTATATGTTTTTTGGTCGAAGAGCATTCTTTGTATCATTGATACAATAATCTGACTCTAATGTCCTTTTTGAGCTAAGTTAAGGTGTCCTTTACAGCTTTAAATGTCCAATGTTCAGAATTTCCGCATAAGGTGACACAAAGTCAATATGTGCGCCTAATTCGCCAGCTCCAAGTGCAATGTGAACACCGCCTGCAGGCTCGTTGAGCTGGGAATTGATGGACCAATCAGTCTCATCTGACGGAGTTAACGAACCAAAGGCAACTTCAGTAAGTTGTCCACGTAGCATTTCATCAGTTAATGGCATCAGTATAGGGAGCAGATCCAGGTCATTGATGGTTTTTATGGCAGAGACTGCCGAGTTATTAATATGTAATGTGAGGGGAAAACCCCCTTGCTCTCGTACATCATCCAATATCCTCCATGCCTCTTCAGCAATAGGCCCAGATTGCAAATGAGTATGCAGATGGTGAGCGATTGAAACGCCATCACACAAAAATGTTCCATTGACATTAAACGATGTGAGTTCTTTGTTTGGAACAAGGCCAACTTCTAGGAATTGTATAATACTTATACTCTCTCCAATGGTAATTTTTGGTACAAGTTTTGGGGCAAAAACATCAACATTATCTCCAAGTTCAATAGTCAGATTGCACCCATTGGAAGATACATAAATGGGTTCATCTATATGTTGGATAAACTCTACTATCCGTCGACTACGTTCACACGCCTCAAAAAAATCCAAAAATAACAATCTATTGATTAAATAAGAAATTGACCGTTGATCATATGCAAATGCCAATAAAGGTATAAAAAGTGTTGCTGAGTTTCGCAATGCATCTCGCAATCTTTCATTTGGATGACTTGCAGGTGCAGCAGCAACCAATATCACCTCTTTAGGCCCTAAACTTGGGTCTGAGCATAAATCATCTATATTCAGCGTCTTAAATCCGACAGATGAAAAACCATTTAATAGAGATGAAGAATCACTAACCACAGTCGGCAATTCACCGGATTCAAACAACCCCCTTAAGGATAAATAATTATTCATACTTGCCCAGGTGGTACACCACGATTATTTGCATCTGAGGTGATTTCCTCTGCAGCTTTGGCAAACTCTTCCTTTAGAGATAAAGGGTTAGTTGCACTTTGAGAAGGATATGAAATTGTATATGTAACCTTTGCTAACGGATCAGCAGGAGATGCCAAATGCACTCCAGTACTTATTATGACCTCTGAAACATCCTGTTCTCCAGCATTAATAAAATTTAATACTCGTTCAGCCATAGCTTTCTCCTCTGTATTGATGAACTAGCTAATTACCTATATAAAAATAGCGAATGCATACATTTCAAATGTAGACTCAGTTTAAATTTTTAGCGAATTTCAGCTAAAAAATTTACGCGGTCTCATAACTACAGATGAAATTAATCTAATAAAATGTTTTTATTAGAAATAGCATAATTCTTTAAACTATTTTCACATGCAATACTCAATAAACAGAACATCACTTATAAGTAACTAGTTTTACTGATTGCATTCAATCCAAATCAGATAATCTCTCTCCTAAAATCTGCTGTGCTTTCGCATAATCTTCTGGCGTGTAATTCACCTGGTTAATGGAACCACCATCAGGGCCGCTAATTTCGGTTTTATTTTTCAGCATACCCAAATGTTGACCGACCATTTTTAGCGCATCATCCTGATTACGTGTGATCACTTCCAAGCCAAACTTGCCCTGCTTAACACCTGCATAAAGGCGGCGTGCCGAAACTGATAAATCCCGCGAATCATGAAAATGCGCCCTGCCTTGCCCCTCACCATTACAACGTGGGCAATAAGGATATGGGTCAAGCGTGCTGTCAAAACCATATCCACCATCATCCAACGGTACAGGTTTTCCGTTATCGGTTCTTTTCTCTGACTCTTCCTGATATTCCTGCTCGTTAATCCACTGGTATTTATTCTCAATCCCCCAGCAGTGACGGCAACATAAACGGCGAAACTCTGAAATTTCGTTGGCGTTGGCTGTGGCAATATCCCACCACCAATTTAAAACAGCGTCCTGCGTGATGTGCATCCGTTTCTCTCTGGCTTCCATTGAGTCACGTATGGCTTTGTTTACCGATACATGGCGATACAACCGACGGGCAGCGGCAGCACCGGTTAATCCCTCACATTTATATCCGGCCCGTTTATAAGCAGCTGTCTTATCCAAATCAATTAAATACTCACTGACAAATTTTGCCTGCATATCGTTTAGCCCATATCTACTGGCGATAGAGCAGCTTTCTTCAATTTGATTTTCAATTGGTGAGTAATTTGGATCGATTTGATTTTCAATTGAAGAAATTGATTTTTTAGTCTTGGTTCGCAGGTTTCCATTCTTGCTTTTAGTGGAAACTTTTTTGCTAGTGGAAACCTCATCTTTGGAAACTTTTGCCCAACTTTCAAGTTTTGCCTTTTTACCTATTGCTGTATGGCTAACACCGTATTTTTCAGCTAATGACCGAATTGAAAGTTGTCCGGCACAGTATTCGCACTTTATCGCCTCCCAATCCGGCTTTTTCATTTTTTACTCACATTTTGGTTTTAAATGCTCCAGCAAGAAAATCATGGCTCGCGTGTCGCCTTTCTTGGCTTTGATAAAGAGAGAATTGGATATATCCGCAATCCCTTTAGCTTTTCCCCGGCGAACAGTCAACCGGTAAAGCGAGATTGCTGATTTATCTTTCCTTAAAATATCAATGTCGATTTCCAATGTGTCGGCTATCTGCTGTTCCGTTAATCCACGCCCTGCCAATGCCTCGACTTTATCGAGCGTCGGCTTATCCATCGTCATGCCCTCTTGGGATAGGGTTTATGACGTGAAAGCAGGATTTTTTTCATTTGCTTGTCGAGAGGCATCAGATATTTATGCTTGCCTGATGTTTTGAACTCTTGAGCATTGGGGTCTAAATGCTGTCTGACAGATTCAAGGCTTTGCTTTACCCCTTTAGCAGCAACACTGCGCGGGTGGGTTTTCTTACCGTTGATAATGAAAGCACCTAAGGTGCCTACACCAAATAGTCCTTCATATATCCAGTTGGTAGCCTGATAAATTCCGCCATGATGATTTTGGTCTTTATCTGCATAGGAAACGATTAGCCGCAGACCGGGACAAACATCAGCGAGAAATTTAATCGCTTTTGCCAATATCTGACTAACTGGCGATATGTGTTGCCGTAATGCTACGCGGGTCAGTTCACACACTTGATCCTGCTGCAAGCTGTAAGGCTGCCCGATATGGTTATTGGCACCGCGGCTAAAAATAACGGCACCAATAAATCTCCCATCCTCCCATGCTCCCACTTTTACCAATTTTCCCACTGGTACCGCTTTAGCATAATGCCAGTTAAGGCATGCAAAGCTGGCTGCCTGATGAGTGGCCCAATCCACTGTGAGTGATGTCATAGAACACCCCCACAATGTGGGCAAAGCTTGGTATCTAGATGGTCGAGCTTTCCCTGATCATTTTCGTTACCAGGCAAAAAATCGACATTCAACATTTGATCTATCTCTTCTGATGAAAATCCAGTGAGAGAAAGATCAAAATTGTCTGCCAATAAATCACCTAGCTCTAGTGTTAATAGTTCCTGATCCCATCCGGCATTAAGCGGCAATTTATTGTCAGCAAGACGATAGGCTTTTTTCTCTGTTTCAGTTAATCCAACCAAAGTGATAGTTGGTACTTCTTTCGCATTTAATTGTTCTGCAGCCAATAAACGTCCATGGCCAGCAATCACCTCCCCCTTCTCATCAATCAATACCGGATTAGTCCAACCGTATTGTTTAATACTCGCAGTAATCGCATTTACCTGATCTGTTGAGTGCGTTCTCGCGTTTTTTACATAAACAATCAACGAATTGAGAGGCTTGTAGACTATCTCCAATCTTTTCTGATTTTTCTCTATGGTCATTTTGCAAGTTCCAACTATTATGACCCTGCTCTCGAGAGCAAGTGGGCCTTGGTTCGTACTCATGACCGATCCTGTGGGTATGAATGACCGTTAGTAGCTCCAACTACTCGCGGTCGCCCACCTTCCTAAATAAAAAAACCACCAGCAACCATGCTCAGGGTGAGCGGAAGGTGTTACTGATGGCTTTGTTTGCGCATTATCGATGATGCTCAATGAGTACCATCTGTAATGCCATTGCTATTCGATTTCCATGTTCACTATCGAATGCTTACTACGAAAAGCGATGTTGGCTTCAACGTTTGTAAATTACGTTCAAAATTAGCTTTATCACCTTGAATCAATCTTTAGAGTAGTGTTTGATCCGACTTCGTCGATAAGTGATTTTTTATTAACTGGTTGTTAATCATATTAATTTCATGAAAATTTGACCTAACCAACCTATTATTTAGAAAACTTTCTCAAACTGTCTTCGATCTGAAGAATCCAGAGTCCAAGATATATCCCGAAGGTCTCCTATCTCAAGCACGTATATTTCCTCATCAGTCATTAGTCTATCAATGGCGATCCTATATTCCTGTTGATGAGAATATTTGCTGTTTTTAAGAAAAACAGATCTGAAGTCAAACGTATCAAGTCTTATAGATTCGCCATTCTCAGAATAATACTCTATTGGCGCGGCCCTATATTCATTGATAGTTTCAGACGAAATCATCAGATCTAACTTTTTTTTTATTCTCGTAACGAATTCATGCACATCATTGATAATAACGGCGCTAGAACCTAGTGATTCTGATCCCTCCAAGACACCGTAGTAACACTTAGTTTCAACAATGTTCATATCTGAGGAGGAATTATTCATTCTAATTCGAATTGGTGGTATCAACGTCATACAAAATACATTGATACAATCGGTCCATTTATGGTTAAACACAATACGGCCAATAATATTCTTAGGGTCAATAACATTACCATTTGATGAGATTGTCACATCATAAGGATCGATTATCCTATAGGCTCCCTCGTGTCTATCAGCAATGTTGTATTGCTCATTTTCCTCAAATTTTCTAAAAAATCCGAGCGGATTCATATAAAGTTTGCCATCGAGGAACATTTCTCTATGATCATTATTCTTAAATATCCGCGAAAGCATTGGGAAAAATTTATTCACCGTGCACCGTTATCAAATAATTGAGTTTTAGATGAAAGCTATTATAGCCACATACATCTCGTACTCTCTAGTCCCAGCTAATAATATGTTAAGTTTTTCAGATGAAAATCAAACTTGCTTGGTATACCTAAAAAGGCTCTCAATCATAGTTAGTCATGTATAATCCTTGTTTACTGCTTTAATAATTTAGGTAATGGGATGATTCACGATTTACTAATGACTGCGATTAGCCATGAGAGGATGTATCAAAAATTAAATGACCTCAATCGTTTTTTTTATAACCGTAAGCATGAAACACAAATACGTGATGAGCTAGTTATTATACTCAATGAAATCAGTCAATTAACTGCAATTAGCGAGTATCCTAAACTTGGTTTTGGTGCTGTGGACTTATCACTTTATGATCATTCAATGATGACTTGCGGACATCACGGCAATAATGTAGCAACTATAGAGCTAAAGCATCATTACCCAAAAGATTTGTTAATTGAACAAGTGCAAAAAGACATCATTTTCGATATTTCAAGAAAGATAGTATCTCCAACTACGCATTTCATTCATATCATCCAACAAAGAACCATGATCCGTCCCCCTATATTCGGTTCTGTTAAGTACTTAGAAAGAAATGCTGCCGATGTTAACTTTTATGTTGATGCCCTAGAACAAGAACATTCATTTCCAAAGAGTTTTGAGAAAAAAAGTGTATGCATTGAAACTTATGGTGACCTGATGTCGGCATATACATTTAATGTATATGATTTGAGAAAATACTAGTTTTAGGACAGCCGGTTATCCGATTATGTGTATCCAATCGGTTAGGTATTCGCGACAGAATATTTCTTGTTTGTCGATGAGAGCCATAGCACTTCTAATGAGAATAACTACAGTGGAAAATTTGTCTGGTTACTTACGAGAAAGAACAAAACCTTCAGAAGAAAAAATTTTCTTAGAAGAAATCCATGATCAAGGAAACTGGATTCAGTTCATCAAATTTGTAAAAGCGCAAGACAGCATTTCACTTGAATTGCAGGAAGCCTTTCACTTGATGTGGATAGAACGAGGTCATTTTATTAGAAATAAGATTGGCAATGATGAAAAACTGTTAGAACTAATTTCTGTCATGCTACCTAAATACAACGGTGAAGCAATCACTGTATATCGAGGAGAGAACGAAACCCGATTCAATGACGGTATGATTGGCTTTTGCTGGACGACTAGCAAGGATGTAGCCAAAAAGTTTGGTTGCGGTCTAAACGCTTGTCAGGCTAGAGGGCTACTGTTACAAGCTAACGCACCAGCAAGTGCGATTCTAGCTGGGATTCACTGGCATAGTATCTATCTAGGTGAGTATGAAGTCACAGCTAACCCAGCGATGCTGGAAGATATTCAGATTATTGAAATCTATCCAGCTTCTCATTAAACCATTGCGAATAACGTTTAAACCAGACCGAACATCCGGAAGCTAATTTCATTTCTCTCATTTTTATTAGTATTCGTAGCCACTTGGTTCAATTTTTAATTCAAAGAAAGACTAATGCAATACAAATATGATAATTACCCGAATTGGTATTTAACCGTCATTTTTTACTTTTTTCTCTCGACACTCTGTCGCCAGCCAATAACCTCATCCAGCCGCCCCTTACAGATACGCAGCTCACGTTTCAAAGCCAGTGCATACAGCCCACTATCGCGCCAAGTGGTACCGACGAACTCCGGCACTTCACATTCAATTAATGATGATTCTGGCGGTAGCAATGCAGGACAGGTAACGGCCGGCCGCGGTACCGAATTACTCGCGCAAGATGTTAATGCTAGCATCAGGCATATGCTGAATGGCACAATTATCATCTGACGACGCCGCCAGAAACCGCTTAAGTTGACCTTCACTTTCATTGCGTAGTTTCCTTTCGTTATCTAGCTGGCGAGTTGTGGCTGCTCGGTTAGCAGCTTCATTCACCTGGTATGCATCAATGATGTTTCCCAGAACCGTGTTTGTGTTTTGCTCGGCCCGCAGCTCCACTTCCGTTTTTTCAACCTTATTTGAGAGGCGATAACTGTTAAAAAGTAGAGCTGACACAACGACCACCAGCACAGCAATGACTATTCCAATGGCCTTATTCATCCAGCCCCCAGCACGTCAGTTCGCTTTCTTGTGTGCGTCGTTCTATCTGTCCGTAACAGTTATTGGAGCGGATATTGCAATCCTTACCGCCGTCATAAATCCAACGTTTAATTTCAGTGCATGCACCTTTGCGATCGCCAGCATTGAGTTTTCGGTAAAAGGTGGAGGTGAAGCATTTACTAGGGCCGATGTTGTAGGGGCAAAACGAAGCAATACCGGCAATTTGTGGCTCAGTCAGCGGGACATGGACATTCTGCTTTACCCAACTAATGGCTTTATCTGCCTCTAACTTATTCACCACAGCGCATTTCTCCGCAGTTAACTTCATCCCTTTCACTACCGGTTTGCCATCAACTCGCGTGGTACCACGGCAAATAGTCCAGATATTCTTCCCATCGGGATAGGCTACCAGCCGGTTACCCTCTTTTTCATCTAGAAACTGACTGAGAATAATTGAGGCGGGTGCGCCCGCAATAACCAGACCAAGAACCGCAGCGCTGAGTTTGGTTTTTATCGACGCCATTATTCACCGTCCGGCTTATAGCCGTGGCGCCGGTCCCAAATTTTCACGCCTGCATTAAGCAAAAATGTCAGGGCCATAAAAAATAAAGAGCCAAGTACGCCAATAACCGTCCACTCATCAGGTGTGAATCCAGCTATCAGCTCTTTAACCCAAAAAATGAAACTACCACCCGACACGGTATAGGAGACCGCTGTTGTTATATTGCTCATTTTCATAGTCTCCCCCTCCCTGATGGGTTGGGTATGAAGCGAAAAGAAAATACGCCACAATCACATGATAAATATGCTTATCGCAGATTATTTGAGCGCAAAAACGACAAAACCCCGCAAAAAGCGAGGTTTTTTGAATTGTGTAAGTTGCGTGACTAAGTAACCACTCTTATCAGAATACAAACATTTTTGCGTACGCGTTAATAATTTATTCACTATTAAACCAATAAAATTGACTTATGTTTTACTAACACCACACTACATCTGACCGAACAAAAAATAACCACCTATCTTTGTGATTTTATTATGAAAAATATCCTTGATATTCGGATGTTTTACCTCCATATAAGTAAAGCTGGCCTACCCGCAGCAACAGACGGTTAATGTGGCTTCCTTCATATCCCATTCAGGAAAAAGGATAAAGGATATGAAAAAGCCGCTAAAAAATTCTGGCTCACTCAAAGGAAAACGTGCAAGACGTCCAAATAATGACAAGAAAATAGCTAAGGACACAGTAGATAAACAAGAGTCGCACTTCTTCAAGAAAGCTGGCGATTTTTTTAGATTTACATACTGGCTCCTGCGTTTGTATCGACTCATTACTGGACATAGTTGGTGGTGATACGGCATCCATCATCAACCTGCATGTAAGGAGGTATTTAACGGGAAAAATAAAAATATAACGCACTGATATTATTATATATTTTTAACTTGGGAGTAAAAAATGAAATCAACTACTAAGAAAAAACACGACTTAACCTCTCATTAATCGCTGTGACATTGGAGGAAGCGCCACATCCTCCCAATTAGACTCATTTCGCTGAAGCAGCCGCTAAATGAGTTAGGGTAGTATTTTAGGCCAGGAACCTATGAACAATTCACTACTGGTAACTAAAAGAGACGGAATCAGGGAGCGCATCAATCTCGATAAAATTCATCGAGTTATTGAATGGGCTGCCGAAGGTTTACACGATGTCTCTGTATCCCAAAAGGAATTGCGCTCTCATATTCAGTTTTATGACGACATTGCAATTTCAGATGAGTCTATTAATGAGGTCATAATTTCCTCAGTATTTAGACTCATGGGAAACCAGCAGCGAATCAAAACAACGTCTTTTATTGGCAATGTTCATCAATTAGTGGATTCAAAATCACTAAATTTAGGCAAACAATCCGCAACTGTTCAGCCTGAAGGTCTTGTCCTATTCACACAACTGCTAAAAGTGTTGTGTAAGCTGGCCCGCTCCCCTCCATATGAGGTTAATATCCTTAACATTTATACCGGTTACAACTGAGCATCCAACATACATAACACCCCAAATATAAACCCCTGAGCCGTCTGCATTTCTTTTCTAATTGTCCCATCAGAGCACTTACGCCTTTTAGCTATCATTCGCAGCGAAACACCGTATACATAGTGCAAAATCACTAGTTCATACTCTTCCGGTTTATACTTTTTCAATCGAGCCACACAACCATCAATCATAATGCCGTCATCATCACAGCACTGTGGCCGTGATTTATTGGTATAGGGGAGCAGCCCCTTAAAGCCTGCGGCAATAGGTTGCCAATCTACCTGGCTATTATCATTGGCGGCCCATGCTCCCCAAAGCTCCAATAGATATTGAATATCCAGCATTGGCTTTTCCTGCTCTGACGGCAGGCTTTGCGGTGCGGCTCTCATAACTTCCCTTCCTTTAGTAAAATATACTGTGTGCGCATAACGCCCTCGGCGTGATACAGGCGAGCGGTGTCACTATCAATTAAACGGGTGCGCCGGTCACACTCGTCGTGACATGCACCGCATCCCCAAGCCCCCTGCTCATCAGGTGGTTTAATGGCGGTGCCACAGGTACCCGCCAATCGGTAATGAGCCAGAACCACAGTTTCGGAATTGCCATTGCATATGCCGGGGATTCTTATTTGACACTCACGGCCCCTTGCCTCTTTGCGTAAATTAGCCACAAATCCCCCTACGCATAACTTAATAGCTGGCTGGCGGCATTCTCGGCAGCAGCTGGCGTACTAAAGGTTTTGTTCAGGATAAATTGCCAAAGCACATCAAGAGTGGCTTTGTAGAGTTCGGCAAATTCGGTATCGTCCATCGAGGCAAAAGAGATCGATTTAGGCTCTTTAAATTGCGAGCCATCCGGCATTTGAATAATGGCGTAATAACCAGCTTGAATGGTTGTCCAGCGGCGAAAAGCATCAAAGGATTTAAGCAGGGTTACACGGTCGGCCCGCTGTTCTGCCAGGGTATCGAGGTACTGACGGGCTAATTCTTCCAGCGTATCGCTATGCCCGGCATATTCTGCCAAATAGTTTACATAGCCGCGCACCAGTTTCTTTTCTTCAGGCGATATGGTGCCACCGGAGGGTATCCAGTAATCAAAACCCAGATTCAATAAAGAGAAGTATTTACGGTGAAACTTTGGATTGCGAACCTGCTTAAAATCAGCGGTGAGAATAGCCCCCAACTTGACTTTATAATGCAGAAAATCCCTAACATCGGGTGTGGCCGGTGTCAGTGTCTCATTGCCAGATTTGATAAATGAAAGTTGTGCCATCTTGCCCCCAAGGGTGATGACACAACAACTGCTTAGGTTGCCAGTTGTTCAGGCTGGCTTTGCTATTATACCGCTAAATATCAGGGTTTGTAACGATGTACCCTGCTCTTTCTGCTAGTTCGATAAATGCAGGTAAGCTAGCCACAAACTGATCTGCTCTTATCTGTTTAATACTCACTATCTTACCGTTTTTGCAATGAATCAAAACAGCACCATTCAGTGGTAAATATTGAATCAAGTTTTTCATATTAATCATTAAGCTATCACCTTATGCTTATGATATTGCAACCCCATACTGGGGACCTGATTCAACCGATTTCATGCACACTTCTGTTAAGTAAAGTTTCACATTCCAAAAAACGGATATAACCACATAAAAAGTATGAATATCAGCTATTTCTTATCAATGGTTCAGCTATACCTCCGGTATTTCCTTCCGTAATAATCTCCAGCGTTCCAAAACAAAAACTTTGAATTTGGCGGCATGGTTGGGAATGTTCGATGCATATATTTCATGCCGATCTTTTTATACACAAACTTGTTTCGAACTAGCTTAGTTCTCATCAGAATCGCCTTTTGCACGCTTCTTAGCCCTTAATTTCGAATCTACATAAAAACGATCACTGACACTGTGCAATGTGAATTCCGGTACCGGTTTTTCATGACGAGTGATTTCAACATGTGGTGATTTCATCAGGCCAATCATACGCATTTGAAGCATACGTAACGTAATACCGTGGCCCGGATACGATTTTTCAAGGGCGGTAAGAATACCGGTGTATGTCAAATTTTTGCCAATCATCACTGCTACCAACTCACTCGCCTTTAGACGCAGTGCTGATGACGTATCAGATTTTTTGACTACTTTAGGCCTTTTTACTTTTGTAACCTTTGATGGGGGGATCACAACTTTCCGCGGCTTAAGAGGTGGTGTATAAGGCGCTCGACACCTTGCCCGGGCAGCAGCGTCCCATGAGTCAATAATGCATAAGGAATGATCACATTTGTCGTCAATGACTGGCCGGCTGTCATTGATAAAACTATTGCAGTTGTTAATTTCCATTGGTCATACCTCGCTTATTTAACGTATCGGTTTCCTGCGGCTAGTTGCTGTGCCGGGGTTAATCCTGATGGTCGGTCAGGTGTTTTCAATTGGCGGCGAATGGGAGGGATTGGTACACCACTAGCAACGCGCTTTTGCCACTTGGCCAGCTCGATACCTGCCTGTGTTTCTAGTCCGGTATCAGTAAGCCTTTTTTCAATTCCAAGGCGCTTAAGGTCTACGCAGATTTGATATAAAACCGGGTGGCGCCAGTTGAATTCCTCAGCACAACTGTATTTATAAAATTCATTCCGGTAGCGCTTAAGCTCGGCGAGAACATCAGTCACGGTTAAGCCCAGATGACCGCCTGCATGTTCAGCAACGAGAGTGACAAACTCGGCAAAATCTGGAGGCCAAGAGTTACCAGATTCACAACGTTTCATGCATGCGGTGCAAACTCGCTGGAGTTGGTCACCAGTCATTGTGCTAATCTGACGTTCCCACAGTTCAGACGGGCGATTGCCATTCTTCGCAGTCCAGCGGTTCGCATAGATTTTGATCATGAGATCCCATAGGTTCCATGCCTGTGATCCCCTGTTGTTGTTCCCAACTGAGGTATTGCTCAGAGTACGGTCGTGGGTCGCTCTGGTTAAATCTGAATTCCACATGATTTTCTCCTGTGCTTACTTGCCACTCATCGTCGAAATGCTTCGACGGTCCAAAAAATGTTTTTGCCTGTTTGATAAATTCCGTGCCAGCTTTCCCCGTAGCCTTGACGAACTCCGCATAGCGCCTCACCCCTTCCAACATCGCATCAGTCGTTACGCCGTCTCGCAGTCTGGCGTTCCAAGCTTTGAAAGCACCGTGTTTGTCAGGGCTTCCCGGTCGACGGGGATATATCAACCAAGCCGCCTCGAATTCTGGCGAGTACTCATGCCGCTTGTTTTTTGCCTCGGCTTCTTGGCCCTCCGGTTCACGATTCGAAGAAAAATTATTTTCACTCGGTCCTGTGGCGTTTTTTTCGCCATAGGACAATAGGGTTTTATCTTTTAGTTCTTTCTCTTCCTCTAACTCTTCCTCTGGTAACGCTTTTTGATCCTGTTGTGTAACGCCGCCAGCGTTACCCTTGACGTTACTTTTTGCCTTGGAATCTCTGAATTCTGTAACGCGTCTGCTTGTAACTGCCCGTTTTTTAGAGCCTTTTCCGTTATGGCGATCAAAGTCAGGAAAGTATATTTTCCCGCCGTCATGTTTTAACCATCCAACTGTTATCAGTGCATCAGCAAAGCCAGTCATAAAAGTGATACGGTCAATGCCAATTCTTGTAACGCTGACCGCGTTACCATCTGCGTTACCATCGATGGTCTGTTGATCAGCCCAGACCCAGACACGGATTAACTTTCCAAGTACGGTATCCGGGTCAATATTCAGGATTTCAGCCAGTTGGAAGATCTCCGGTTTATCTGGAGTTATCACTTCGACTTTTATCCAACTTGATGCCATACCTACCCCGACTCAGTGCTTTTCTGTAACGCTGAACACGTTACATTTGGCGTTACTAATATTAAAAAGAGCGTGAAATGCTCTCCGTTGGCATTGCATGGACTCGCGTACAACTTGCCGTAAAACCACCCGTGCCATATTCGATGTAATAGGCATGTTTCCGTAGCGATAGCCATTGCACCAAGTGAGTTTTTTAGACATGTGGTGTCCTCCATGACTTATTAGGTTTAACCACTTTCTTCGCCGGTTTATCCCGAATACGTTTGTAAGGTTTGGCGTATGTTTTTGCCCAAGCTAAAGCACTTGAGAATGTGGAATTAGGTACTTCGGTGTAATGCTTGCCTCCTTGAATTGCTGCTGATCTGGATACTGATTCCGTAAACCCTGCCCTCTGCAGTTCATCTCGTAATTGCTGTTCAACTTGTTCTCTAGAAAATCTGGCCATTGGTCATACCTCGTTATGCAATCAACTGCTGTGTTACTGGGATCAATGCATGTATCGCCTCGGTAGCTTTTATTAACTTCTGTGACATATCAGAACAGCCCAAAAAAACTGCACTCATGGCTAGCGAGAAATCTCGCAATGCTTGTGCGGCTAGATAATTCACTGAATTTGGATTCTCTAATCTGGCTCGACGCTCTCCGGGCAATGCTCGGAGGATTGCCGGGGTAAGCTCTGCGATTTTTGTCTTTGACCTGTCCGTGTCACTGTCAATCCATCTGAATAGGCGTTGCTTGTTGTTGTGCGTAGCGTGTTCATCGTTAACAGGTGTCAATGGAAGATCCCCTCCCCCCAAAACGAAATAAGCCTGTGCTATTTCTGCCGCTACAATTTCCTGTTTGGTTTCCGCTGCCCAACCACGCAATTCCGCGCAGATGGCATCATGTTTTAATTTCACAGCTATCTCCTTGTGGAATCTGATTTTTAAAAATCAGTTTTTATGCTGCAGGTGCGTTAAATTGAAGTTCTGGAGGCAGACCATCAGTTGGATTTGGATAGTCAATCGCATTTAATTCATGCGGTGTAACTGCCCATTGAGTAGCAGCCGCGATATTTAAGGCCATAATTCCCCTTGGAGCATGGCGGCCAACCACGATGTGGCTGACATATCCCTGTGAAGCATTAATACTGGTAGCAAAAATTTTTTGACTAATACCGTTTCTATTCAGATATTCACTAAGTTTCATGGTGTTCTCCATTTAATTCACCAGAATATTAACGTTGTTATTTTTTTGCGTCAATACCGTAGTTATTTTTTTAATAACAACTTTAATAATATGATTGAGGTATGAAGAGACAACTGTCAGAAGAAGACCTGCAAGCCGCAGAAAGGCTCAGAGAGATCTGGAACTATAAGCGCGGGATGTTGGGGCTAACTCAAGAGAAAGCAGCAGACATCATGGGATACAATACCCAAGGTGCTGTTAGCCATTATCTAAATGGGGTAACGCCACTTAACACAGATGCGGTGATTAAATTCGCTTCGCTTTTAATGGTGAGTCCTGAAGAGATAAGACCAGAGTTAAGTGAACTATTTAGCTATGTCCGTAAAGGACCACCTCCCCCTTCGGAGCACGAAGAGCCCGGGTGGAATCATCTAACTAGCCAGCACAAAGAATTAATAAGGTTATTCAATAAGTTACCTGGAAGTGAGAAAGTCAAACTCTTACAACAACTAGAAACTACAACTGAAAATTACGATAAACTTCTAGAAGAGTTACTCGTTTTAAGACGCAAAAGCTCAAACTCAGGCCAATAACTCCCTTAATTTTTCTTATTAAACCGGTAGCGATACCGGTTTTTTTATATCTATCGAATATTTTAATAACATTGGTATTGACGAAATAATAATAGCTATAGTATTGTTTGTCTCATCAACGGCACAACAGCCGCTTAGGTAAGCAAGTTCTGACAATCTGAAAGCAGATAAAAAGGGATAGACGATGGGAAAACTATTGGATGACCACAGTAAATACGTTGCACAAGCTAAAGCTAAGGGGGTGAATTTCATCACTCTTAGCTACCCAATATGTAATAAAGAAATTGAAACACGCAGAGGAATAGATAACACAGTTTGGGATTCACTGGCGACTTGCCCTTATTGCGAATCGATTTATCTAAAAATTACTGATGGTGGGAAAGCAACTGCCGAGATAATTTAACCCTTAATATTCAGGAAATTTATGGAGCAACTACTATTCGCTTTAGTTGTATCGGTATGCCCTGCTCATGAAATTTGTAGAGATATTGTCTATGAAGTTTATGACACCCAACAAGAATGTGAAAAAGTAATTTTCGAAAATAGGTTATTCAATGGCAACTGTTATCCAGTCGATGCCATTATTCATCAAAAATAACGAGGTATGACCAATGAAATTTAAAGAAATTAAATTATCTATTAAACCACTTCATGATGCTGTTGCTCAATTATCAACAGATAATGAAATCATCGGGTATGCAGTTAAAAATACAGATTCAAAATCACCTGCCGCATCTATTGTATTACCTAATGGTGAAACGTTGGGTGATTACCATTGTATGGGATGCGCTATTAAAGCTGCCGCCAAAAATTATATTGGCATTGGTGAAGATGAAGCAATTGAAGCCAATTTTAGTCTCGGTAAGAAACAAGTCCGTGATTTGTTATTAATCGCTTTGCTATCAAATTTTGTAAATGATTTAGCACCTCAGGAAAAACATTAACTTTAGTAGCTAACACCGTGAAACAGCCATCAATCTCAGCTAATTAAAGTGGGTAAAACGCTGCTAAATAGCGTGAGTGACAGCAACTCATTCTTGTCATTCTGCTTTGGGGATGTAAAAAAGCCCGCGCAAGGCGGGCTATCTTACCGGCTTAACGTCCCGGTGACGGCGGAGTCAGCGACCAAACCGACTCCAGCGAGGTATGACCAATGGCTTCCACCACTGGACGCCAAAATTATATAGGGATCTTTATGCAAAAGACAACATTAAGAATCCTGGCTGATTCTATTACTATTGTTAATACGGCTAAATCTCCAGCACTAGTAGAGGTTGGAGCAAGCTCTGATGCCATTATGGGAACAGTTACGGACCTTATTGAAACAGGATCTGTTGATGTACGTGATTTAATTTCTCTCGCCTTAGAGCAAATTAAAAAGTGTGATTCTGAGTCTTTAAGACACGTATTACCAACCGATAAATTAATCGAATTTACCGATTGTTATTATCAGATTAAAAATAATTAGCGAGGAATGACCAATGAGCTTATTTATATGTGGGTTTCTACCCAAAAAATCTGCCATGGCAAATGGTGCTGTCGCCATGGCAATTACTGTTGATGCCAAAAATCAAAAAATGGCAACAATGAAATCCACCATGTTATTAGAGGGTGAATTCCCCGGTTCAAGTGGTAATTTCTTTGCGCCTAAAGTTTGTGCTGATCGTGTCGGCTCCCCTCGCCCACCAGTTCATGATGACTCTGATGATAATGCCATATTTAGTACTGAATGGATGGAGCATAATCAGTGGAACGATGAGTCTAAAGAATTTGAACCTATCCCTATTCAAAATAATGATGAAATTGAAAACATAAAGGATATATTCAATTTACCAATAGAAGTGAGAGTTGCTTATATCTTGTTATACGGTGTAGAACCAGAAACAGTAGATAGCCATTTATTGTCAAATGCTTATGACTTAATTAATGACGATGAATCGGAACCTTTGTATCGAGCAATAATTGATGGTCTCCCGCGCCTACCCCAAATTAAACACATGTTGATTACTTCATTGGCCCAGTTGATTGATGATATTCAGGCCCACACGCCCCCCTTTAAGTCATGGCCAGACGTCAATAAATTTGCTGAAAAGTGGATTATGTCCCGTCCGGATGAGCGTGAACACCCTACCAGCCAAGCTAATGAACCAACCAATTCTTCCCCTACAGGCAATCATGAGCGCGGCTATAAGCATGATTATGCTTCGCTAGATGTTGAAGTTGCCTGTGCCTTGTTCCCCGGAGATTATGACGTTTGGGAAGTACCCCCTTCTATTTATCGTGGTGCTAAAGAAAAAGTAGCAAAAGGCGATGAAGCGTGGCGTCGCTGGTCGACTGCTTTACGAGTCATTCCAACCATACTGGATGTTACCCGTGATGATTTATTTGCAATGATCCGCGGTGCTGAATTGGATATTCATAAAGACCCAGCCAAGCTGAAAACCTATATCAATCAGTGTTTACAGCTTGATGTAATCAAAGCCGATGATGTGAAAGTAGCAAACCTTGGCGATGGCAAATTTAGCGTTGATGGCTTAACCGGTGCAGCCAACGATTCACCGGCGAATACCAGCACAATTGAAAAACCAAAAACTGATACAAAAGTGCCAAAAGGCGCAACAGAACAACCAAATCATGCATCGAACATTGCCAATAGCACCATTAATGATGAAACAGCGAGCATTAATGCCGAGACACATACCAGCGAGCAGATAGAGCCTGAATCACCGCTTCTTGCTGCAGATGAGTTCCAGCAACGTGCATCACAGATTGATCAGGATATCTCTAAGTTACCAAAAGAGTCGCAGGATAATTTAAGTATCTGGAAATCAGTACAGCGCACCGATCCAGCGCGTACCAAGCGAAAAGACACTACCAAAAATGGCAAAGTCATTCGCTCTGTGACCAGCATCAATCCTACCTATCAGACAATGAGAGCCACGGAGATTTTTGGCCCCTTTGGTAGCGGCTGGGGCGTGGATATTATCAGTGAAGAATTTATACCCGGCATCCCATTTATGGAGTCGGTTCTGGATAGCAACAATCGAGAAATCGGGCGTAAACCAATGCGTGATGGGGATGGAACCATTCTACGGACATCCAACCACACTATGCGGATTGAACTGTGGTACCAGCACACAGGAGGTCGGGGTCGCTTCCCTGCTTTTGGTCATACCAAACATATTTATCAAAGTACAAACGGTTTCATTTGTGACGATGAAGTCAGTAAAAAAAGCCTAACGGACGCCACGACCAAAGCATTAGCACAGCTTGGTTTCAGCGCTGATGTGTTTATGGGGCTGTTTGATGATGCTGAATACACCGCCGACAATAATATTGAGTTCGGTATTAAAAATGCCAGCACTAAAGCTGATGATGTGGTTCGTCTACGTAAAGAGTTAGATGAAAAATTCAAAGCCAATACCGAAACGATGAAAACAGCAGTCACGGCGAATGAAGTGACAAAAATCAGTACTTCACTAACACGTACCATCGGGGTTCATCTCAAGAATGCAGAATCATCCCATGATGATGAGCACGTCAAATATCTGACAGGCCGTCTAACCCGTTTGAACCAAATCAAAGATGAGTGTCTGGCAAAATTCGTCACTGAAGGAGAAAAGGCATGAGTACAACCGCTATATCATTAGCCACTGATTATCGAAAGCTACAGGAAATGGCCGATAGTGGTGATGAACTCACACCCGAAATGGTCGCTGATACCCTATCTGGCATTGAGGGCATGCTAGAGGATAAGTTCGATGCATTGATGGCATTGGTTCGTAACACGCTGGGTCAGGCAGAGATATGTGCCAACGAAGCCAAACGGATGAGTGCACGCAAGAAAAGTTTTGATAATCAGGCTGAGATCTACCGTAAATATATATTGGAATGCATGATTCAGGCTGGTAAAGACTCGATCAAAACAGCATCCAATACCTATACTGCCCGAAAAGGGACAAAAAAACTCGTCATCACCGATGTGAATTTGTTGCCTGATGAATATGTAGACTCCGTTTCTCAGGTGCAAATTATCACTACCCCAAAAGCCGATGAAATCAAAGCTGCCTTAAATGAGGGCCTATCGATAGCCGGTGCCAAGTTTGAAACTGGCGAACGTTCGTTAGCCGTCCGCTAACTGATTTTTAAAAATCAAAACTGAACCGGTCAGCGCGTTACTATGCTGACCGGTCATATCGAGGTATGACCAATGGCTAAATTAATGACATTAACCGAATGGTGTAATGAAACGTATACGACTGACAAGCCGACGATTCAAACACTCCAACGTTGGGCCAGAAACGGTAACTTTTACCCTGCAGCAGAAAAACACGGCAGACAATATCGCGTGCGGCCTGGTGCCATTTATATACAGCCCAAAAGCTACAGAATGGCGAAAGCGCTGAATATTTCACATTCTACGATACCGCCAATATTGGAGAAGATGGGTTATGGCAAAAAGGCCGGGAAAGTATGACGCTAATTTGCCCAAAAATCTCACCTTTAGGCGTGTTCAACAAACTTTCTATTGGCGCAACCCGCTAACTGGAAAGGAATTGTCTCTCGGTAAAATTGCCCGACGAGATGCTATATCCCAAGCCATTGAAGCCAATAATTTCATTGAACAAAACTACACTCCTGTCGCGCTACTAGAAAAGCTCAAAGGCACGCAGGAGTACACACTGGCAGCATGGCTAAAACGATATGACGTCATCTATAAACGCCGAGAGCTGGCGGAAAACACATACAAAGTTCGCAAGGGACAAATAGCCATGATCAGCGAAAAATTGGGCAGCAATGTATTAACAAAAATCAGCACGCGCCATGTTGCTGAGTTTTTGGAGTTCTGGGTAGCGCAAGATAAAAAGACAATGGCTGCCACCATGCGATCGGTTCTGTCAGATATATTTAGGGAAGCGATTGTTGAAGGTCATATAGAGAACAACCCGGTGACACCGACACGTTCAGCTAAACCAGTGGTGAAACGTGAGCGACTGGAACTGGATCAGTATCTTGCCATTCGCAATGTTGCTAACACATTACCGGCATGGTTTGGGCTATCAATGGATCTGGCGCTGGTGACTGGCCAACGGCGTGAGGATTTAACATTGATGCGCTTTGACCAGATTGTTGATGGCAGATTACAGATAGATCAGGGAAAAACCGGAGCCATGATCTCCCTGCCCTTAGATCTTGAGCTTAAAGCCGTTGGCCTACGTCTTAGCTCCGTGATTGAAAGATGCAGATTAGCCAGTAAAACAGATTTTATGATAAGTACCGGTATCCGGAAAAATAGCCCTGATGGATCACTACATCCAGACAGCCTGACTAAGAAATTCGTAACGGCGAGAACAGGAACAGATTTTCGTTTTGATGAAAGTCCGCCAACTTTTCATGAGATCAGAAGCCTAGCCGGACGATTGTATGAAAAGGAAAAAGGTAAGGAATTTGCGATGAAACTGCTGGGGCATAAATCGGAGAAAATGACGAATAAGTACCTTGATACGAGAGGGAAAGAATACGTGATGCTATAAAAGACCGAATATCAGATTTCGATAAAATTTCGATAAATTTCGATAAACCCCAAAAATCACCTTTAAAATCAATAAGTTAAAAAAAGACCGAATACGATTCCTATATTCGGTCTAGGGAAAGGGCTCTTGGGAGAGAGCCGTGCGCTAAAAGTTGGCATTAACGTAGGCTTATTCAGCCGTACTCCTTAAGCGTAGTCGAGTACATGTGTTTCGCCAACTTAGCAACAGAAGTAATTAATAACGGGTGCAAACTAATTTAGGCGCTAAAAAATCAGTGCTCATGCTAAGAAAGGCAATTGTCTGTTAAACATCGATTAATACTAATAAACACCTAGGTTTTGTACTCAAATTTACTGTTGGCATAATGTCATGGCGCGTTTTTGAAAAGGCTCCAAACTCATCTTTTGGCCGGGTTTATCACTGTCATCTAATAGCAGCACATCTAATGGTTTCGCCAGAACATGACCCGACTTCATCTGTTCCATTGCGACATCATTTAGCGGATATTGCGCTAACGTGCTTGGGTTTATCACAAACAAAGCATCACCTGAGCGGCACTCCAGCATCACTTCTTCGCGATTAAATGCCCATTGTTTGCCAAACTCAAACTTACTGACCGTGATAATCTTCCCGGCAGCCATAGCGTTAGCTGATAACATGAGTAACGACAACGTCAGCACAAAACCCTTCAT